GCCTCCTCCGCATGCTCCGAAGGCAGGAAACGTGACTGGCGTAGAATCGCTGCCTTCAGGATTGGAGACAGAAATGACGGAGTTTGTATCGACCCAGGTACAGGGTGGCGTTGCCTACCTGACGCTGGCCCGCCCGCAGGCCCTGAACGCGCTGTCGCTCGAGATGATTCGGGCAATTACGGATGCGCTGCAACGCTGGGAGAGCGATCCCGAGGTGCACGCGGTAGTAGTGGCCGGCGCCGGCGGCAAGGCATTTTGCGCTGGCGGCGACATTCGCTGGTTCCATCAGGCACACCATGCTAACGATCCGCTGCTCGACCAGTTCTTTGTCGAAGAATACGCGCTCAACTATCTGATCCATCGATACGGCAAGCCCTACATCGCACTGATGGACGGCGTGGTGATGGGCGGTGGCATGGGAATCTCGCAAGGGGCGCGACTGCGCATCGTGACCGAGCGGACGAAGATGGCGATGCCGGAGACCAATATCGGCCTGTTCCCCGATGTCGGCGGCGGATGGTTCCTGGCGCGTACACCGGGTCGTATCGGCGAGTATCTGGGCCTGACTGGCACGGTGATCGGCGCGGCCGATGCGCTCTTCGCAGGGCTAGCAGATGCCTATCTGCCGACGAACGCGATCGCCGAGATGGTGGCATCCATGCAGGCACAACGCTTTGACAGTGGCGATGCGGTGCTGACCCACATTGCAACCTTCACGCGCCAGCACACTGACGCCTGTGTCCCGCGTGACAGTCAACTGGCGCGCTACGCGGACCAGATCGACGCGCTGTTTGCCGGGGCCACGGCGCAAGCCATTCTGGCCACCGTGAGCGATGCCGAAGGCGACTGGGCCGCGCAGATTGCGGCCACGCTGCGCAGCCGTTCGCCGCTGATGCTGTGTGTCACGCTCGAGCAGATTCGTCGGGCCCGCACGATGTCGCTGGAAGACGAACTTCGCATGGAACTCGACATGATGCATGACGTATTCCGCCATGGGGATGGTGTCGAAGGGATTCGCGCACTGGCCATCGACAAGGATCACCAACCCAAATGGAACCCTCCGCGCCTGGATGAAGTTAGTCCGGCACGCGTGCGCGCGTTCTTCGATAGCCCGTGGCGCCGCGAGGTTCATCCCCTTGCTACGCTGGGTGCCCAAGTCGAGTAGAGTGACGGCTGGACTGGCCCAGCATCGCCGCCGGGCCGGCCTTCGCTTCACTTCGAATTCGTGTGAACAGTGAAAGGAACCGATATGAGCAGTCCTCGTGATGTTGCCGTACTGGTGGGAAGCCTGCGCAAGGAATCCTTCAACCTGAAACTGGCCAAGGCCCTCGCCGCGCTCGCGCCACCGCAACTGAAGCTCGACATCGTCGAGATCCGGCAACTGTCGCTGTACAACCAGGACGACGATGCCAGTCCGCCCGCCGAATGGGTGGCCTTCCGTGACCGAATCCGTCGTGCCGATGCGGTGCTGTTTGTGACGCCCGAGTACAACCGCTCTGTCCCCGGCGCGCTCAAGAATGCTATCGACGTCGGTTCGCGCCCCTATGGCCAGAGTGCCTGGGATGGCAAGCCGGGCGGGGTGATCAGCGCATCGCCGGGAAACATTGGTGGATTTGGCGCCAATCACCATCTGCGCCAGTCGCTGGTGTTCCTGAATATCCCGGTCCTGCAGCAGCCCGAGGCCTATATCAGCGGCGCGGACAAGTTGTTTGACGAACACGGCGCCATCGCCAATGAATCGACACGAGGCTTCCTGAGCAAGTACCTGGCGACATTCGCGTCCTGGATCGAGAAGAATGCGCCGCGCTGATCAGAGGATCGCCGCTCCTCGCCAATTGGTGCAGGGCGGGTTGCTGGAACGGCACCTCCGGGTGCCGTTTTCCTTTTGAGCAGTTCACACGTGCCATGCATGGCACTGCCTGGGTGCGGTAAGTCGCGTATACTTTCTGGTCCTCAATATCCGACGATTGGCTGCCGTTGCCGACGTCATTCCCGCCGCATTACTCGCATGACTATAAATCCGCGCCGCATCTCGGTGGCCCCCATGATGGATTGGACGGATCGCCACTGCCGCACATTTCACCGCGCCCTGAGCCAGCACACCTGGCTTTACACGGAAATGGTGACGACGGGCGCGCTGCTGCACGGGGACGTTGCGCGGCATCTCGACTTTAGTGCGGCGGAACAGCCCGTGGCATTGCAGCTTGGCGGCAGCGAGCCGGCCGATCTCGCGCAAGCGGCAAAGCTCGGCGAGCAATGGGGCTATAAGGAAATCAATCTGAACTGTGGCTGCCCGTCAGAGCGCGTGCAGCGCGGCGCCTTCGGCGCCTGCCTGATGGCCGAACCACAGCTTGTGGTCGACTGCGTGAAGGCGATGCGCGACGTGGTGTCCGTGCCTGTGACGGTCAAGCATCGCATCGGGATCGACACCATCGAGCATTACGGCTTTGTACGTGATTTTGTCGGCACTATTGCCGATGCCGGCTGTGAAACTTTCATTGTTCATGCCCGAAATGCGATTCTGAAAGGATTGAGCCCAAAAGAGAATCGTGAAATTCCGCCGCTACGATATGAAGTTGCTTATCAGCTAAAGGACGAGTTCCCGAAACTCGAAATCCTGATTAATGGTGGCGTTGTTTCGTACGGCGAAATTGCAGAGCACCTGGAACATGTCGATGGGGTAATGATCGGACGCCAGGCTTACCACGAGCCATATTTTCTTGCCGAAATGGACATGCGCTTCTATGGGGCAGACACGCCCATCCCCACGCGTGAAAATGCCGAGATGGCAATGCAGGAATATATTGGCAAGCTTGTGGAGCAGGGCGGTTATATGGGTGCGGCAACGCGCCATATGCTCGGATTGCATCGAGGTGTGCACGGTGGGCGTGGCTGGCGGCGTGTGCTATCAGACGCGCGCCGCATGAATGCCGCACGCACCCGTGCGGATGTCGATGCGCTGTTCGAGGAAGCGCGTTCGCATCTTCGTCCAGATCTGCTTGAGGCTGCCTGACCCGGTGTCACTTTGATGACTGGATGTCGAGGAAGGACTCTAAAATAGAACAGTCGTTCCGTGCCGTAAGACTCAAATGTATGCTGTTGCGGCGTTTGCGCCTGTCGGTTGGCCTGAAACCCGCGCCAGCAAAGGGATTCCCCTAATTAGCCAGCGGCGTCCCATGTTCTTACACTGTGCCTGCCCTCGAATACAGGGCTTTCTTCAACTGATTTTGCAGCCCGCCGTGTGCGGGCTGTTTTTTCTTGTTTGATGTCTTTTCATCACTTTCCGGACCCTTGGGTTTGCCCGGATAGTGGATGTTCCATCCTGCGTCTACATTGAAAGCGCCTTCAGGGCATTGAGATCGCTAAATTGAGAGTCCGCTTCGGTGGGCTCTTTTTTTTTCGCCTCGTCCTGGATGGAACTTGCCGTCGTTTTAGGAACAAGGCTTCGACAGGCAGATGAAAAAAGAGTTCCAGGTTCACTGGCGGGGAATAATTCGACAATGTTGCTGCGGATTATTCCGGCGCTACAACTACGTCGAATAAAAAAACAGGCGACGTTCGTTTGAAGGTCGCCTGACGGGAATGTCGAGGGGGGTCAATGTCCCTCAAATAGGAGTATCCCCGGCAGCATCATTCCATTGAACCCTGCGTTGGTGGGGGCAGATGAGCGTATTTTTGAACTGCTCAGTTACTGATTTTTGGTGCGGAGTCTGCATTGGGCGCTTTCCAGCCTGGCTGTGCGCCACTGCTTGAGTTGCGGCAGCTGAGGTGCGTTGGCGCCATGTTAGGATGTCGCCCATTGCCGCGCAGTCGGCATGTGGGCAGTGAGCCGGCCGCGTTGGGCTGGTTCAAGTGGGGGAATAAAAGAAGCGGGGCTGGCCGACCGGGAATTGAGCGCTTGCGGAGCGGGCGCCGTTGCTCCGGATCGGAAGCGAGCTCTGGAGGTTCAGCATGGAAACGGACGAGCCATTTGGTGAGGTTTTCGAGGACTACCGGGTGATCTGGGTAGTCGAGCAACTGCAGGACGGTAAATGGACCGCGCGCTATTGCTGGCACGAAGGGACGTCGGCAGAGGCGGGAAAGGCCCTGCAGCGCGATGTGCTGAACGGCAAATCGAAGCGATTGCTTGGATTGTTCCCCACTGAAGCGGATACGATCGCCGCCATCAGGGAGGCCGTGCTGTTGGAGGCGAAGTGGCAGGGGCCTCGCTGACGACCAGCATCGAAGTTTTTTGAATTTTTTTGTGCCGGATACTAGCCATCGGCTTGAAAGTCTTGTATAGTCTTGTTTTTCGCTGATCGGCAACGCCGGCAGCAAAAAATCTCTACGGTGGCTGTAGCTCAGTTGGTAGAGTCCAGGATTGTGATTCCTGTCGTCGTGGGTTCGAGTCCCATCAGCCACCCCAAAGAATTCCTTGGTTTGCAGGTTTGCTATCACTAACTTGCAGGTGATTTTGGAAGATAAAATTCCAAAATTGGAAGATCGTCTAAGTGACGCTGTGATAAGGCTGGATTTCATCCAGCCTTTTTTGTTACGTTGCAGCGGGCTCGCTATCGGTGACCGCGACGCTAAGCCCGAGTCCCGATGGGCGCCCGCAATTCTGCAGTACGAATCGCCGTGCCTGGACACCTTCTATATTCCACGAACCCGTTCATTAAACTGCTCATTCAGGAGCGGTTTCGTAAAGACATCCACTTCGTCTGGTGCAGCGAAACGTTCGACTCGACGAAGCATCCAGCCTACTCTGGAGCCTCTCTTACGGCGCCGAGTTCAGATCCGTGCGCGATCTATCGCCTCTTGGCGGAAGATTGCAAGCGCGCTGATAAGCACAGTGCTAAGATCATTTCCACACGTAGCTCGCTGGTAAGCCTCTCGTCGAAGTGGAGGCAAGCAGGAGAAATCACGAGCGAGGAAGAGGAGGAGATCGTCTATATGGCGAACTTGTCCGATCAAGTCCTGTGGCGTCCGTTGGTCTATGTGATTCCGAGAGCGCTTGTAGCCCCGAGGCTGAAACTTGTTCCACCGAGCGAAAGAGCTTCCACGGGAGTCGAGTACACGATTGCCAATTTGGCTCGAAACGAGTTCGACATCGTTGAGATATGAGCACGCTCTCCTCATTGCGAAAACTTGATCCAGGTACGCGAAATGCGTACCTCGCAAGTTTCATGGCCGAACTGCTTCCACATCCTGACGGCGACGCCTATGTCGACGAGAGTCTTCCTTCGGGTGCCCGCGACGGCTTGCTACGCGACCTACTGAAGGAACTGCGGGTTGGCTCTCTCGAAGATCCGGACGTCCGCACAAGGGCACTAGCGCTCCTAAATCAACAGATGCGGGCGTCAGTACTGAAAGCCGGGGAATTACCGAAGGTTAGAGGAAGACTTGGAAACAAAGGAATCCTTGTTCCATCGCAGTATCAGCTTGTATTCCAGCAGAATTTCGTCGACCTCAATGAGACCTTAGGCGTTACTCGGGACGAAGTTCGGTCCGCTGTCGCAGAGCCTAGCTTTGTTGATCATCTCTCATCGGGAGATTGGCAGATCGACGATGCGAAAAGAACATCGGTGTTTGTGAAGCACGTTGCTGCACAGGATCCCTACACACTGATCGTCATCGCACTTCGCGACAATGCCGTATTGAAGATTGATGGGGCGTGGAGGTGCTTTCACTCGGATGTTGACTTCTCTGAGCACGTCGACGCAGTCGGGTATTTGAGGGCCTTTGTGGAAAAATTCGGATATGAGGTCAAGGTCGGTCCGAAGGTAGGTCGTTTCATCTTGTATGAGACGATCGTGGTAAGCCCATACGATCGGGCTGGTACAGACGTGTTGACAGTGCTAGGGCCAAGTCCTTTCGATTTTCGTTTTTCCTTTAGAGGTACACCGTTCGCTGTGAACGTTGCCTTTGCATTTGCAATTGATCTTACGCTCTATGTGCAATCGCTGCGGGATCATGGCGTGTCTATCAAGCGAAAGATTGAACCGAAGGATCCGAATGCGGCAGTAACGCATTTGCAACTGAAGATCGAAAGAAAGTAACGAAGGCCCACCACTCGGTGGGCTTTTGTTTTCTGAGGCGTTACCGAGTCGCCTTCACTTTCCTCTGTCTCCGCCGGTCGTAGATTTTCGCCACCATGCGCCCGTCAGCATGGCCCGTTGCGTCCACGATCCGCGCGTCGCCTTCCTCCATCCGTTCGGTCACAGCACTCGGCCGCATATCCATTAAAGCGAAGCGTTCGAACTTGATTTCGCGCTTTGCTGCTTCGGCTTCACAGTAGTCCATCAGGCGACCCCAGATAGTGTTCCAGCCGCTGCGCGTGTAGACCTGCCCAGAAGTGTTCCCGAAGACATAAATCCCTGGTGTCCGCTGCAACGCCAGCGCCTCGTCGATCGTAGCCTTTAGCTCCGGCGACCAGTGGATCAGCTTCCAGCGCTGCGCATGACCGGCTTTGCGCTTTCCAACCGGCACCTGGACACCGGCATCCGAGATCCGTTGGCGGAGTAAGGAACGCATCTCGTCGGGTCGGCTGACCGTCAGGAACGCCGTATAAGCACACAGCGCCATGATGTGATAGCTGCCTCCACGAGCCCGAGCAACCTCTCGGGTGAGCTGGATCTCCGCTTCTGTCACGACCCGCTGGCGCGGCTTGGTCGGGTTGTACTCGATGCCGCGGCAGGGGTTCTCTTCAAGCTCACCCTGCTTGCGGCCATATTCCAGCACCGCGGACAGGAGTGCGATCTCCTTGTTTGCCTTCGCCGGTGCGCCCTTACTGGCACGCGCAGCCAGGTACTTGTAGAGATGGACCGCCTTGATGGTGTCCGGCGCCATCTTCCCGAATACTCCGATCAGCTTCTTCGACTCGCGCTTGTTCTCATCAAGCGTGCCTTGCGCCTTCCGAAGCTCACTATCGTTTGGCAGGGATTCCTGCCATTCGAAATAGCGCTCGAACAGTGACTCTACGGTGCCGGCTCGTACGACGTTTCCATTGAGCTCATTGGCGCGCCTGATAGCTTCATCCCGGACGGCCGCGACGGCTTCCTCGTTGTTGGATGGGGCTGAGAGCCGGAAAGCCCACTTCCCATCGTCTAGCTTGTAGCCGAAGCTGGTCTTGTGCTTGCCGAATCGCGGGTAAAGCCTGAAGGGCAGGCCGTCCGGCCGCTTGCGTCGTCCGATCATATTCAGATTGCAGAAAAGTCAGGTTCTTCCAGGGTGGCGTCCTCGATCTGGGCCGCCGGTACCGCGCCCGACATACGTGCATCGTAGTAGCGGCGGTCCACTTGAGGAAATCCACGCAGGTTTGGGATGAAGGGTACGCTGTGGCGCTGCAGGTGCCGGCGCATGCAGGCGAAGCTGCTCGTGCTGCAACCGATCATCTCGGCCAGCTCGGTGGTGCTGAGGTATTTGCTTTGCATGGACCCCTCCCACAGTTTCCGGGTCAATTCGATCATTCGTTTTGCTGCTTCTTTCACTGCAATTATTGGTTCTGAATTATTCGGTCTAAACGGCGCTTGCGCAGGATCTCGGCCAGGCCAGCCCGGTCGATCTCGATCGCGCCCAACTGGACCGCCAGTGCGCGCTTGCCCTTGGCAATGTCAAAGTGCTCCTGGTAGGGCCGCGCTTCTGGATCCACCAACACGAGTGGCGTCTTGGATCAGTTGTCTCGGTCGCTCATACTGGCAATAGACATCGCGACCCGGTCCTCCAGCAGGGAGGTTGAAATGACACAAAGCGAAGAATCCCCGCCTTGTGATACGGCGAGTTGTGTTGCTGGTCTTGCCGTAGGCTTCGCGCTCGGCTTTCTTAGCTTCGCACTCGCGTACCTGTCCATCCGAAGGCGTGCAAACGGCCGACCCGTGCGGCTCATTGGCGGCGACTGGTATGAAAAAGGAAATGGTTGACAAATGATGACCAAAGACCCCGTAGCGATCATCGACGGAGACCACCTCTCGGTCTACTTGTACATCCGTGATGAAGCCTCCAGTACGTTCACTTGGGAAGTGGTCGAGAGCCGTCATACCGCCGCCAATGAGGTCATCGAGCGGAAGTTTTGCAGTGAGACGAGCTACACGACCCAAGCGGAAGCCGAGGACGCCGGCAGGCTGAAAGCGGCAGAGGTTGCCAAAGGCATGGTCTAGCATCACATCTCCCTCTGGCGCTGGATGTCCGCCATCCATTTGCGGAGGCGATAGATCGCGTACAAACCGCCGGCGATGTACAGGACGCCAGCGAGCGCGATCACGAATAGTGCGGTGGTGGTGGTCATGCTGGCGGCCGCGCGAGTACGGAGTAGGAACCGTCCTGGGCCATGGCCGAGACCACGCCGGTGGTTTGCATACGGTCCAGAAGCCTTGCCGCTCGGTTGTAGCCAATGCGCAGGTGGCGCTGCACCAGCGATATCGATGCGCGGCGTTTCTTCACGACGATATCGACCGCCTGGTCATACAGTGGATCTTCGCCATCGGTCGCCGCTTCACGGGCCGCCTCGGCCGCCGCGCGCTCCACCAGGTCGCCCGATTGCTCCACGTCGCGCTCCCCGCCTAGGGCGGCCACAAGGTCGGCCAGCAGCGCGGCAACCTCGCCGGCCATCAGCAGAAAATCGCCATCGAACTGTTCGTCTGCGCTCTGGTTTTGGCCGCTGGCGGCCGTTTCCTTCAATACGTCGAGGGGCTTAACGCGTTTGATGGCAAGGGTGCCGTCCAGTACGAAGGAAATGCGGTCATTCCACGTCATGGCCAGGTGAGTCGTGCGCTTGCCGCCCGCGATGTGCCGGCGCATATCTTCCGTGTCGAGCGGGTGGCGAACGTACCGGACGGTGGCTTTGTTCTCGCCCGTGGACTGCAGTTGAATGTCCTGGTCGACCGTGAAGCCGGCTGGGGCGGAATCCGTGGCAAGCCACTCGGTCATTGCCGCCACCGGCGACAGGTGGACGCGTAAGCTGATCATCGGGAGCGGATCGATGGCCTTGAACAGCATGCCGCGCACTTCGTCGGCCTTGGCCGCGCCTGCCGCATCGATGGCCAACCAGCCGTTGACCGGGTCGATCCAGACGTAAGTGTCGCGGCGGATACTGAAGGCTCGCGGCAACAGCTCTTCCGTGATCTGTTCCTTCAGTTCCTTGAGCTGCTTACGGCCGGGCTTGAAGCCCTGCTGTTCTTCGAGTTCGGCCGCGCGCGCCTTGGTGACTTGGCTGACCACGGAGGCCGGCAGCAGCTTCTTCTCCGTGCGCAGCACCAGCAGCATCTGGCGATTGACGCAGTGCACGAGCTGGCCGTTGTCGCGCGGCGACGCCCAGCCCTGCGTCTGCATCTCGAGGCTGGTACCGGGGTAGAACGCGTGCTTGGCCAGGCAGGCTTCGACGTTTTCGGCGGAGAGCGTCCACGGTGCAGAGAAACGATGAATCTGGAGATTCTTGAACCACATTTGGGAGATCCTTGATTGGTATGTCAGGCGACCAGCTTGCGCAGCTCGGCTACGTTGCTCTCTACGAGCCGGTCAAATGCCAGGAGGTCTTCGACCATCGCGTCGATGTAGTCGTCGTCCCGTTTGATGCGCCAGCGGAAGAAGTCCTTGCCGATCGCCTTGAGGGCGGGGCAGTACAAACCGAAATCCCACCAGGCGCGGCCCGACAGCCACAGGTTTCCGTACACCTGGTCATCGAACTTCTTCAGGTCGTGGTCGATCAGCACGGTGCGCAGCTCGTCCGGCGCAATGAGGCACTTGTACTCGGCGCCGCCGTCATCGCGGATCCAGCCGTCGGCGCTCGCGCCAAAGTTGCCGTCGTCGGACAGCACCATTCCGACCGGTTGCACGAACTCGCCGATATCGGCCTGGTGTGCGATGCGGGCGTCAGCCTCCAGTTCTTGGCCGCGACGCATCTGCCACGTCTCGTAGCCGCTATCCAGCGGCGAGCCGCTGATACGCTCGATAGCCAGGCGGAAGGCGTAGTTGAGAGCTTCGTCGGTGCGCTCGCCGTTCTTTTTACGAGACCGAGCGACACGGAACATGCTGGCGGTGATCACCCCAGCGCGGCTCGCGTGCCAAGTGGCATCGCCTTGCTGGCATGTCACGATGCGCATGCTCGGCTCCCCTCGATCACGCGTTGGACGTTCATCGACGTGCGCATCAGAACCTTGTGCGCGCGGTCCTCGCCGCTCGTCATGGCGATGCCAAGCGCTGCCTTGCTGATCAGTAGCTCGAGGACTTTCGCCACCGCGTCGGCATCGCCATAGGCGCCGACATCGGTCACATACGTGCCAAGGATGGCTTCGGCCTTTTCACCACATTGGGCTGGCGTGATCACGATGCCTCCCGCAGTTCTTGGGTCCGCTGGTTGTAGTAGTCGTTGTACTTGACGCGGTCCTCTTTGCTCAGGCCGTTCATGACCTTGCTCAGTGCGCCGATGCTGGTGGCGTCGCGCATGTCAGGGTGCACCTCCGCATTGATCGGGCCGGGACGATCGTCCTCGCTTTCGTCGTTCTCGATGTCCTCATCGGCCGCGATGCCAAGCATTGCCCCAACAACGTAGCGGCGCAGGTAGGTGATCGCTGCGCCGAAGTCCTTCACGTTCTTGTAGTCGGCGCGGTGGATGCGCAGCGTGCCTTCCATCATCGATCCCGATTCGTGGCCGAGGATCGTTCGAATGCCGGTCACGTTCTCGGTCTCGGTAACCAGTTGAGTCAGGCAGATGGAGTTTGCGGACAGGTGCGGTGTCGTCTTCGAGCGCATTTCCGCCAGGCTGGCGTAGCCAAACTGGTAGTTACCTTTGTCACTCTTCACGTATGCGGTCTTGTTCGTGATGACCGGCTCGAAGGCGCCTTGTGCCTTGGCTAGGGCGGCAAAGAACACTCCCATGTGGCCGATCGGGCCGGGGTGGAGATTCGTGTCCAGTGCGGCCGCAGTGGTGCGGATGGCATCGAGGGCTTCTTTTGAGATTTCCATGGTGTTTATTCCCCGCGAGCAGTTGCGATGGCGGCGTCGATGCGGTCGGCGAGATCGCCGGCCGGCACGTGGGCGCGGGCTTCGGTGAGCAGGGCGAGCAGGGTGCCGGCCTGTGCGCGCACGCGCGCGGCGGCAGCTTCGGCGGCAGCCTGTTCGCGGCGGCGGGCCTCGGCTTCATCGTGCTGGCGCTTTTCCTCCGCGGCGCGGGCTTCAGCCTGGCGGCGTTCCTCGGCCTCGCGTTCGGCGCGCTCCGCGGCTTCTTGGGCTTCTCGCTCTTCGCGCTCCTTGCGGGCGGCCTCCGCAGCGGCTTCCTGCTCGCGGCGGGCCTTGTCGGCGCGAAACTGCTCCAGCTCTTCGGCATCGCGCGCGGCGGCCAGCATGGTGTTCAGGTTGCCCAACGCGGCTTCGATCGCAGCGCCGGCATCGGCCTGAAACTCGGCGAAGTCGTCGGCAGCCTCACGGGCCATAGCGTCGATACGCTGCTGAATCTGCGTCACGCCCAGGCCGATGCAGGTGTTAGGGGCCATCTCGATCGCGCGGATATGGTCCTTGATGGCGTCGACGCGCTGGCGCTCGGCGGCGGCCGCTTCCTCTTCGGCGCGGCGGGCAGCGGCTTCGGCCTCCTGCTGCGCCTTCATCGTGGCCAGTTCCTCGCGCGCCTTGGCGTTTTCCAGGTGGGCGCGCAGGGTTGTCAGGGCGGTGTCGACGGCTTCTTGGGCCTGGTCGGCGTATTCCTCCCAGTTGCGCTGGCCCAGGTACTCGGGGGATGCCAAGTCATGAATGGCGGCCGCCACGTCTGCGGACGATGCCGACAGGTAGTCGCGCGGCAGCATGGCGATCGCATTCAGGCAAGCCTGGTGGGCGCTGACGCGCGCGGCTTCGGCCTTAGCCTTCGCAAGGCGCTCTTCTTCCTTGCGGCGCTCGTCGGCCTTGATCTGGTCCTTGATTGGACCTTCCACCTTCTCGACCTCGGCGATGACAAAGTCGCGTTTCTCGCGCGCCTGCTTCTGGATCTTCATCACAGGGCGATTCCAAAGGTCATAGGCCTCTTGAACCTCCGTTCGCGTGCCGACGCAGCGCTGCACGAATTCGCGTGCGGCCTTGTTGCCGTCCTTTGTGGTGACGTCGAAGGCTTCTTTGGCTGCTCCGCGCAACTCTTGGACGCGTGCGTCGAATGCGTCGAACTGCAGGACGGCGATGGCGTTGGGCTCGGCCTGCGCGGCGTCCAGTACTTCGATTTCGGTTGATTCCATGGTGCCCCTCAGATGGAAGTGACTTTGATCTTGGTGGCGCCTCTCTCCAGCGCCTGGATGACGACGTCGACGCTGCACTGAGCGACGGCGATGTATTCGGTCTTGTTGTCGATGACCACTCGGAACTTGCGAAGCGACGGCATGGCGGGCTCCTACGGATGGATGAACAGCGAGGCGCTGTCATCGACAGCGGCGTAGAGCAGGACGATGGCCAGCGTGATCAGGACACCGAACCACCACGGATGGCGGCGCTCGAATTCGTAGATGAATTCCCAGACGTTCATGCCCACTTCTCCATGAGGCGGTCGTCGCGGGCGGCGTCGGCGGCTTCTTCTTCGTAGTAGGCCTGCAGGCTGTGGTAGGCCTCGAGCGCCAAGCCGGTGATCTCGTCGTCTTCGACGTCGTGCAGATCCGTGACGTCGATGCCGCTGTCAGTGATGGTGTGGACGCTGAACGACTCTTCTTCACCTGGCTGCTCGAGCGTGGCGGCATAGGCGCGGTGGTACGTGCCGGTTACCTTCAGCTCGGTGCCGTTGAGGTGGATGGTTACGGTGGTGGTCATGCCGGCGCCCCGGTGGTGGCGGGCGTGGATGCATCCGAGAATGCCTGTTCGGCGCGCGCCAGGTTTTCTTCCGACATGAACACCTGAATGCCCAGTCGCCCCTTCTTGAACAGGACCGTGCGGAGAGCGCCGTCGTCGCGCTCCACGATCGCGAAACCGACTGTCAGCAGCGCCTTGGCGAGAGTCACCTCGGCAGACGTGAAGTGCGTGGTAATTCGGAGCGTCTGCCTCTTGCCGTACGCCGGCGAGATGCAGTCTGCGTAGAGGGTGTGGCCGGCCGCCTTGATCTTGGGCTGCAGCGCTTCGAGCAGCGCCAGCGACGCGGCCATCTGATTGATTTCCCGCAGGCGCGCACTGTTGCGGCGCGCTTCTGTGGCCAAGGCCTGTTGGCGGAGCGGCAGGGCCGAGACTTGTTGGTGTGTGAGTTGCTTCGCCATGGCGCTCACACCCCGTAGTAGCGAACTTCGAGGACGTGCTCACCCCGCGCCGGATTGAAGCGCAACTGGCCGATCGTCGGGCTGCGATGCGTGTCAATCTTGGCCACTAGAACGTGGGCGCGCTCGTTCAGAACCTCCAGATCAGTGCAGCGCAGGGTATGTACGCCACCGGTGCCACTCGGGCGGTGGCTCTCGCGGATCGGTGCGGACGGGCGAACGCCAGCCTGCGCCAGCAGTTCTGCGCGCAGCGAGTTGTAGAGCGCGAGCTGCTGCGGCTGGCCGATCGGCTGACCGTCGCAGATGCTCAGAAAGGTGATCAGGGCTTGGGTGCGCGCTTCCGGCGCGATCCTGCTGACGATCTCTTGCGGTGACATGCTTCTCTCCATCGGTTGACCGCTGCTCTTTTCGTGCTGGCGGCGTGCTGATGGATGTAGATTACAAAAGTGTAATTCCTTCGTCAATACACAAATGTAATTTTTCGGGCGGCGTATCAGCCTGTCCGATGCTTGGCGTCGCCAGATAGCTGCTTGATGGCTGATGCCATCTGCCTGATAGCGAAGAGAGGGGATTCGGCGGCGAGATGCCTGATGGCATCTACCATGACCTCAATCGCAATGGTGGAGTCGTCGGCGTAGATGCCTGTGATGGTGGCTCTATAGGAGCCGTCCGGCTGAAGTTGGATTTGGATTTGATCGTCGCGGAGATCGTCCGGCGGCCACAGTTTATGACACCCTTCAGCCTGCGCGCGCCGTTCCCGAAAGGCGGCCAGGTCAATTACCGATTTCATGCTTTTCTTCTAGTCGTGGCGCGGACGATCCGAACCTTTCAAAAGCATTACGAGGGGGTGCTGGGCGTAGTGGAAAACCCTACGCAAGTTGGGCTTTGTTCACTTTTTCGTACCTGGCATTAATGCTGGATGTCGCCAACGTGAGTGCACTAGGCAATAAAAAACCCGCCTGGTGGCGGGTTTCAGGGGTGCATATCAAAGCGGATTCCTATTTGGTTCCACGCTTCTTTGTGGTCTCGCTCGGATGGTGGCCGGTGAACTCAATCACCTTCTTCTTTCGGGGGAGCTTCGGCAACTCCGATGGCTCAGCCTGCGCCGTGGTCGTCTGGGCTGTCTCGGCACTTTTCAAATCCAGAAGCAGGCCAAGCGCCTTAGATAGTGCACCGTCGGATAGCGCGGCCAGCACGGCTGACGCTTGGGCGATCTGCATCTCCCGGAGCTTTCCCGCACGTGCTGCAAATTCCTCCGCTTGGCGAAGCATTTCCCCAGTACCTGCAGTCGGGTCATAGACGGTAGGCGCTCGGCTCTCGTCGCCAGAGCGCGTGGCGGGTGAGTCGTCGGCGCGATCCAGCCACCCGCCATCAATCCCCGCCTTCCGCTCAATTTCGCGCGCCTTCTTCTCTCCGAAGGGCCGCACCCCCTTCAATATTGCCGAGATGGCGCCTTGGTTCTCGCCCGTCTGCCGGATGAACTCCGCCTGGGAGCGGTACTTCTCCCGGATGAGCACGTCAAGGCGACGGCGGCGGTTGTCTGCGGTTGTCATGGTGGGAATTATCGAGGCGCATTACCTTTTGGTAAATCACAAAAATGTATTGACACGCCATTACGTTTTTGTAATATATGCGCATGGACAAACTCATCGCGTACATCAACTCCCTCAACAAGCACGCTCGCGCTGACTTCGTCGGCAGGTGTGGCACGTCGGAGGGCTACATGCGCAAGGCGAGCAGCACCAAGCAAAAGTTCCGGTGCGAACTGTGCGTGGCAATTGAGCGCGCGTCGAACGGCGCCGTGAAGCGCCAGGACCTCCGAGAGGATTGGGCCGAGGTCTGGCCTGAGTTGGCAGCGATGGGGCAAGGCGCTCTCACTGATTACCCGGCCGCTTGAATGACCCGCAGGCGGTTTTCCCCATGCGTCCCCGCGCATGGGCTTTCTATTCCAGGCGCCCGACCACCGAATGACCCAACGTCAAACGCAACAGAACGCAGCGCCGTCGGCGGCCGAGTCGGTTGCCGGGCTGTCGCCTTATCCAGCGCCGTGCGCCAGCTATGGCCAGCGCCGAGCAGGGCAGGGAGCTTTGAGCGATCCGCCTTCACAGCGCGCCCGCGTGGATCAAGTCCACATGCTCCTGAAAGTCCGCCAGAACTTCCGCGGTCTCTTCGAGAAGCATGGCCTGCTCCGCAGGGTGGCGCGTGACATCAGTGCTGGCCTCCTGAATCAGCGCCAGGTTGGTCCTGACGATGCCGCGGGCTGCTTCGCCGTGCACGTCGGCGTACAGCCGGAGCACGAGCTGTCGCAGGACGAACAGTTGCAGCCGCACGCTGCGGTGCTCCAGATCGTGTTCGGTCAGCGGATTCGCTGTGATGGTTGCCGCTTCGCCTGTCGCCATTGTTCCGCCTCCCTCTCTACAGACCGGTATTTCCATTCTTTCGAGTACCCCGGCCGCCCGCACCCCCTTGGCGGCTTTCCCCGACGCGCTTAACCGCGCGGGGCTCCATATAACCAGCAACAGACGTCGCGCATGAAAGTGAACATGGAAAGCATCGACATGTCCCGCTCTGCCTACAACCATCCGTTGGGCAAGCTGACCGACCCGGTGAAAACCGATCTGCCTGAGATCGTCGGGGAGCACCTGACACAGAAGGCTCGCGAAGCCGGCATGACACGTGCCGAACTCGTGCGCGAAATCATCTGCCATTGGGCGTATCCGGACGATATGGAAAAGTTAGCCGAACAACGGCGGAATGTCGCGCGCGGAAATGGTGCGAGATTCGAACCCAATCAGCAGCCTTCCGACTGATCAGGCCAGGAGACGACTATGGACCAGATCAAGTCGCGTCAGTCGATCCGCGAAGAGGCCGCCCACGCGGCCCGCGAGGGGATGAATCGAAATCCGTATCCGGCTGACACCGATGCGGGTCGGGAATGGAGCCAAGCCTATATCGTTGCGCGCCGTGGGGCAGGCAGACTGGGTTGGGTAGGCAAGGGGAGAGATGCTGTGACGCGCGCCAACGAGCTTGAGTTGCCTAGCACGTCGGCACGCGCAACGCAGAAGCGGAGGGGAGCGGCATGACCAGCTTTCAGTGCGGCCCATCAGAGATAGGCCTCATGCCGCCGACAGATCAGGCCGATTTACTCGGGGCCTTCTTTGCAGTCGTCTTCTTGGCGGCTTTCTGTTCGGCCTTAGCTTCCACGAACGCCGTAAATTCCTTCCAGGAGATTTTCTGCCCGTTTGCCTTTTGCGTCTTGCCCTTGCACCACGTCAGGCCGGATTTCGTCACGATGAGATCGCCGAGGAATTCGTCCCCAGAGCCGCGGATCTCAAGTTCCATACCCGCGTTCTTGACTTCCATGTCGACTTTAAAGTCTTTGATTTTGACCGTCATTGATTTTCCCTACTTTGAATTAAAGGCGGAAGACGGAGCATACACCAACCGGAAGACCGGCATTTCGGGTCGCGGAACGTGGGAAGAACTCCTGCGCGCCATGGCGCTAGCCGCAGGTCTGCAGATGGGAGTTGCGGATGCTTAGCCGTCGTGCGCCACTCGAGTCCGGCGGTTTGCTGACGCGCAGCACGCCGCTGCGACAGAAAGCGCCCATGCAGCGGACATGCGGGTTGAAGCCTGGTGACAGCCAGCTCGCACGCACGCCGATGAAGAAGAGCCGCCCGAAACGCCGGCCGATGGCCCAGCGCCGCTATGCGTTGGCCTGCCGAGGCGAGCCCTGCTATTTGCTGATCCCTGGCGCGCCGTCGCACGACCTTGACAGTGTTGTCGACTGCCACAGCAACCAGCAGAAGCACGGCAAGGGCATGCTGATCAAGGCAGACGACGAGAAGACGGTACCGGGCTGTGGCTGGTGCCATCACGCGATCGATCAAGGCAACTGGCTGACGAAGGAAGAGCGCCGCGACTATTGGGACGATGCCTACGCCCGCTGGGTGCCGGTGCGCGCCGTGAAGCTGGCCGGCCGGGGGAAGCGTGGAGGGAGCGTTTGAGCACGCTGATCATGTCCCAGTGCTGGTCGCTGCAAATGCCGCCCACGCCAAAGTCGGTGCTGATGTCCCTTGCGGACAACGCGAACGACCAAGGCGTGTGCTGGCCGTCCATCGACACGATCGCCATGCGGACGTGCTTTTCCGAGCGTGCCGTGCAGAACGCAATCAAGTGGCTGGAGCAGAACGGCCTGCTGCGTGCCGAGCGTGTGAATGGCCGCAGCACCAATTACGTTCTCACGCCGGGAAATTACACCGACACCCCCGCAGGAGATGCACCCCGCAGCAAATGCACCCCGCACGAGATGCACCCCGCAGCAAATGCACCCACCCCCGCAGCAGATGCACCACAACCCCCGCAGCAGATGCACCAACCCCCGCAGGAGGTGCACCCAAACCGTAAAGAACCACCATGTGAACCATCAGGTAACCGTAAAGGGTCGCCCAAGGGCGACGACGCCGATCCGGCTGCATTGACGGCCAAGCACCTGGTTGCCGATGGCGTCGACAAAAAGGTGGCGCGTGATTGGCTGACGCTGCGCAAGGCCAAGCGCCTGCCGCTGACGCCGACCGCGTGGGACACCGTCAAGGCCGAGGCCGCGAAGGTGGGCATGACTGCCGCCGAGGCCGTCAAGTACTCGGTCGACTCGAACTGGGCTGGGTTCAAAGCATCGTGGGTTGAGCGCGAACGGGCCAATGCCGGTGGCAGCGCAGCGGCCGCTGGCAAGTCCTCCACGGCAGCCGAGTGGTGGCTGACCACCGCAGGTATCGAGGCCAAGGCCGCCGAGCTGGGCCTGAAGCAGCAGGAGGGCGAGATTTTCCTGACGCTCAAGATCCGCGTGTGCCGCAAGGCCGGGGAGGGTCCGTGGCGCCAGGCACTGCTGAACGAGTTCGCGCGGGACGAGGCCATGACCGAGCGCCTGATGACCGCTTTCTATCCCAACGGAGGGAACGAAGCATGAGCCAGTGCATCACCTGTGACCGCTTCACCATGAAGCCGCGCACCGGGGAAGGGGAGGCGCACCTGACTGCTAGCGATCGCGCCCATGCGCGCGTTGGCATGGGCCGGTGCCTGAATGAGGCCCTGGCCATGCGCTGGATCAGTGCCGAGGCGCTGGCATGCCAGAAGTACGAGCCGATCGGCGACGAGAAGGCGGCGCAGCGCCGCGAGTGGATCAAGGGGAAGAGGGCATGATGCTGGATCGCCGCCTTCCAAGCAACTGTCGCGCGCCCTATTTGGGTAGGTATGGCCACGCCGCAACCACCAAGGCCGCGAGTGCAATGAACACAGCCAAGCCGGCCCAGCGCGCTGATTTCTCCGCTGCTGCGGCTGACACCTCCGCCGCGATCACAGCGCGTTCCGCCAGATCCTCATCAACGCCTTGGCGCTCTGCATCGAGATGTGCCAACCATCGTTTGGCATACGGCCGACGAACTCCAAGCGTATTGTTTTCGAGCGCGGCGCGCACTTGGGCCTCGCCCATGGCTTCGAATCGCGCGAATTGCCGCTTCGTGGCTTCATCCCAGTCCGCCATGGTCACTCTCCCTTTTCGGAGGATCCTAGCATGAGCAAGATGCTCCGATGGTCACCCGAGCAGCTTGCCGCGCACCAGGCGCGTGTGCCGAAACCTGCAGCACGTGCGCCCAAGGCCGACCCGATGGCGCGCTTCCACGCGCTGGGCCGCCTGGCCAAGGACCAGATGAACAAGACCGAGCGCGCCTATTCCGTCCTGCTGGACGAAGAGAAGCGTCAAGGCCTGGTTATCGACTGGAAGTTTCACCCCATGCGGGTGCGCCTGGCCGACAACACCTTCTACGAGGTCGACTTCCTGGTGCTGCATGCCGACATGCGTCTGGCCATCCACGAGACGAAGGGCGGATTCGTGACCCAGCACGGGCAGATGAAGATCAAGTTGTGCGCTGAGGTGCTGCCGTACTTCCGCATGATCAAGGCAACGAAGCTGTCGCAGAAGCAGGGCGGCGGCTGGAAACGCGAGGATTTCTGAGCATGGCCACGAGAAAGAAGCGCAGCAAGGCATACCGCCCGCGCGAGGTCCGCCGCGATATCGCGGTTCTGCTGTTCGACGGCGACCGGCCACTGCCGGAGTCCACCCGCGCCAGCATCCTGATTGCTCTGCATAGCGCCATCCGCTCCGTGGCCACGGGCACCGCCATCCACGACGACTGGCACACCATCGTCAACGCGCTAAACACGGCGCAGTTGATCTGCGAGGGCGCCGGCAACAAGGAAGTGGGGATGGAGGTGGTCTATGCCGCTCAGAACGCCATGATCGGTGTGGCCGAACGCTGCAAGAACCCCGATAGCCCGGGATTCGGCCGGCTGGGATTCGGGGTCGGCGAGCTGCCTGCGGTCAACGATGGCGCCGCGCTGTACGAGCAACTGCTCGAGACGATCACCAAGCGCCAATACACCCACGCGATTCAGGAGGCATTGCGCCGCCTCGCCGCCGGGGCCGTGGTGAAGGTTCAGCGGGACGGCACGCCGCGCTTTGAGCTGGCGGCGTAGGGAGACGACATGCGATTCAAGTTCCGCGGTTTCAACCCGCTCCGCTGGGGATTCGGCTACTGGCGCGCGCCCCGTGGTCGCGCCGTGCTCGAGCTGGGCCCGATCGACGTGTACCTGCAGTGAGCCGCCAGTTCTCGCTCCGCGGGCGTGCGGACTGGGCTGAGGTGGTGGCCACAGTGCGCGCGGCAGCCCCATCCATGGCGCGCGACGGCCGCCCCCTGCGGGTCATTCTGGCCGATGACGGGGAAGACCGACTGGAAGAGCAGGTGAAGTTCTACTGGAAGGCGGTCATCGAGCCGATCGCCGTTCAGGCCGTGGTCGACGGGCAGCGATTCAACCGACGTACCTGGCACAAGCACATGAAGGAACAGTTCCTGCCGCCGAAGGAAGTGCGGCTGACGGATGGCCGGGTGATCCTGGCCGAGCCATCCATTGCCCGCGGGGAAATCACCGTCGGCGCGATGGCGCAGTACATCAATGAGGTCGAGGCACACGCCGCCACGGCCTACGGGGTAATTTTTGAATGACGGGTCCGCGAAACAGCGGAATCAACGCCGCAGACTGAGGGAAGACCGTGAGAAAGATCGCCAATACTGAAAAGTCCAGCGCTGACATCCTGCTGGAGATCATCCAGGACATGCACGCTCAGGAGCAGATCGTGACCCGGGAGACGCTGTCTTCCCAAAAGGGGCTGACGAATCTGACGAAGACGCAGATTGACGACCGGCTGGCCTACCTGGAGAACAATGGCCGCATCGTCCGGGTGCAGCGCGGGGTATTCGTGCCCGCCGAGCAGCACCGGCCGGCCCGTAGCGTCTACACATCCATCCTGCCTGACGGAACGACCGTGCTCGAGGTGGGGGAACAGAAGCTAATTCTGTCGCCCCGGGAGGCACGCATGGTCGGCCAGGCCATGGCTGGCGCTGCGCAGCAGTTCGTCGCCATCCAGCAGGGACACGAGGCGGTGTACGCTAACCACGAGATGTCCATGCAGATGCGGGAGATGCGACGGCAACTGGGCCGCGTATTCGGGATGATCGGCAACCCGCCCAGCCAGCAGCCGGCACAGACGGGCTTACCTCGCCTGGGTACTGAAGCCGCTGACAACGTGTGAATAGCGTCTAGGCTTGGCTAGAGAGGAAGCGGGTGGTGCCCGAGGGGGCCGCCCCGTCGGTCCCTCATCGGCGCTTCCCGACCCTTCTCCGCCACTCGACCTGACTCTGCTGAATGACTGTCACCCGCCAACTATCGGCCGGTGCAGTCGGCCGCGATTACTTCCTGAAATCAACCCTTAGTTCTTCCATTTCTGTCCACACTTCATGGTCCTTTGGCACGTACCCCGGCACGACAATTTCCATCCATCGACGATTGTTTTCTGCACTCGCCTGGTCTGTTGCGCGGGCTTTCTGAAGTGAATTCATGTAGTCCTCGCGGTCGTCATACTCGTCCAGGAACATCCATATCTCATGATCCGGATTGTCGGGCGCATCCATAAAATAGGAGCGCGTCAAGAAATAGTGATACAGCTCAGGATGAGCACGCTGATATCCCAGTATCTCCTTGAACAGTTTCAGTGCCTTCGCATGATCTGCCTTGGCGATGCGAAACCGCATTGAATCGATCTGTATCATTTCTGAAAGACCCTCCTTTTGTCTGGTTTCATCCGTGCCCAATTTGCTTTTAGGGATCAATTTTGCGCCGAAATTTCGCCGCCAGTCACCTCGGCGATTCGTCTGGATAGTACTTAGGTGTCTGCTGTCTGCTGTCGGCATCAGGCGTGCCGGTACGTCATCCTGCGGTACGGGCCACTCTGGAGCAGTCCAAGCCGCTTGCCGCATCAGATATACTGCCGCTTGCCGCATCAGATATACTGCCGCTGGCAACATGAGAAGGTGCGCGTAGGTCCTCACAAGCACCGCACGGCAGATGGCGTCAACCGGCATGCAGGGTCGGCCAAATTGACTGGCGCCGTTTTCGCTGTACGGCTTACGAGCAGGGGTGCTCTGCCATGCACAGTCAGCAAAGGCCAATTGTGATCGCCAAGCCGCGCCTCCGGGTGTGTCCTGTCCTCGGCCTTTTGCAAGTCTGCTTCGTGCTTGCCGTAGCCTGCACCACGGTACACGCCGAGGAAGATCTGCTCAAAGAGGAGGAGTCAACAGAAGCGAAGGACTCCGCGCAACCAGCTCAGGAGCCCGCGGAAGCGAAACCGTCGGCGAAACCTCAAAAGCCGACAAAAGCGCAATCACCCTGGATTGTGTTGCCGACGTTCTCGAACAACCCCAAACTCGGTACCGCTTTCGGTGGCCTCGCCGGTTATGTACGAAAGTTCGATGCGGAGTCGCAGGTGTCCATCTTTGGCGTGAGTGCGCAATACACTTCCACGAACTCCCTAACGGCGGCCATTTTCGCGCGCACATCATTCGATCGCGATCAACATCGGCTTAACGTAATTGCGGTTGGCGGGCGTATCAAGAACGACTATGACAACTTCCTTGGGACTGGTACTCCCTTGAAGTCTGACGACATCTTACGGGCTTTTGGGGGACGCTACCTGTATCGCATCAAAGGCGATTGGTTTATCGGCGCGCAGGCGGTTTTCACCAACTACCAGATCGTCGGGCAGACGGCTCTCGACGATGACCTCATCAACTTTCTTGGTTTGACCGGTTTCAAGGCTGGCGGAGTGGGCCTGATTGTCAACCACGATTCACGAGACGTGATCGACGCACCGAAGCGCGGATGGTATCTCAACGTCAACAATATCGCCTATCGCCAGGCACTGGAGGGAAGCAGCAATTTCAGCGTGTACCGTGCTGACTACAGACAGTTCTGGAGCCACGGAGACGGCAACGTCCTCGCAGTGCGGCAAAGCAACCAGTGGACCGCCGACGCCCCTTCTGGCGCCTATGCGCCTGTGGTGTTACGCGGATACACGATGGGCGAATACCTGGGCAAGTACATGTCTTCTGTGGAAATCGAGGAGCGCCATAAACTGGCTGAACGCTGGACGGCCACCCTTTTTGCCGGAGTAGCTTGCCTGTATGGAGCGAACCGGGGCGGCTGCACGGATTCGGCAAACCGGTTTCCAGACGTGGGGGCCGGTATCCAGTACATCCTCAAGCCGGCTCAGGGCATTGTCGCCAACATGGAGTTTGCGGTGGGCAAGGAAGGCAACAAGGCTCTGCTCTTCAAGATGGGATACGCCTGGTAATGAGATTTCGGATGGCCGGCTATGCTCGATCTGCCCGCAACGCTCGCTACTTTCGGGGGTGGCCTGATGTCTGGTCATGAATCATCGAGCAGCCATTCGCCGAAGCGATGCGAGTGTCTCGTTATGGCCGGTAGCTGCCGGTGACCACAGTGCAGTGCTGGCATCCGGCCCGCGGGAAGCCTACCAATTAGGCACGACTCCCAGACGGCTCAGAATACTACAACCGAGCCCGGCTTTTCCCATACCCCTATAGGGCTGGACGCTCCCGCCCTGTATCCCAAGACTGGCCGCCTATGGCCAGCGTACCCAAGGCGCCCAAGCGCGCCACACCCAATGCGAAGAAGCCCCAGGCAGCCAAGAAGCGCGCTGCCAAGGCTTCTGCTCGCCCGGCCACTGACCACGCTCATGAGTCGGCAGTGGAAACCCTTACCCCGAAGCAGCAGCGGTTCGTTGACGAATACCTGGTGGACAACAACGCCACCCAGGCAGCGATCCGTGCCGGCTACAGCGCCAAGACCGCGAGACAGCAGGGCGCCGAGAACCTGTCAAAACCTGTCATTCAGGCAGAAATCGCAGAAGCCCGGAAGCGCCAGCAGGAACGCACCGAGATCACCGCCGACCGCGTGCTGCGTGAAGCCTGGAACCAAGTCACGGCCGACGCCCGGGAACTGACCCAGCTTCATATTGGCTGCTGCCGCTACTGCCATGGCGAGGGACACCAGTTCCAGCGCACCAGGGCAGAGCGCGACCGCGCCTATGACGAATGGCTGGCGGCCGAAGCTCGGGACAAGTCGGAGCACTTCGATGAAGCGGGCGGCATTGGCTTCAGCCCGAATAGCCAGCCCCATCCGGAATGCCCGGAATGCGCTGGCCGCGGCATTGCCCGTGTCGTGCTGATGGACACCCGCCACCTGTCCGCCGCCGCGCAATCCCTGTTCGCTGGCGTCAAGCAGACCAAGTTCGGCATCGAGATCCAGATGCACTCCAAGGACGCGGCCATGGAGAAACTGTTCAAGCACCTGGGTCTCTACGAGAAGGACAACGAGCAGAAGACCGACCCGCTCACGTCGCTTCTGCACACCATTGCCAAGGGCAACGGCAACGCCATCATGCCGGTGGCGAACGATCCGGAGCACGCCGGTACCCCGCCGAGCGCGTTTGGACCGGTGCCCAACGTGCCCGCCGACGGCGAGGACTGATCAGTGTCCGGCACTGTGACGCACGATACGCCGCTTCTGCCGCTCCCTACGGACGCGGCGGAACTGGCGCGCTGCCTCGCGGACCCGGAATGGCGCCTGTTCTCCGGCTGCCTGTACAAGATCATGATCAAGGGCGACGACGAGGTCGGCCCGGATGGTCAGGTGATCGAGGGCGAGTCGTTCGTCCTGCCGTTCAAGCCCAACCGCGCGCAGCGGCGCTTTATCAAGCGCCTGTGGCACCGCAACCTGATCCTGAAGGCACGGCAGCTTGGCTTCACCACCCTGATCTGCATCCTGTGGCTGGATCACGCCCTGTTCAATGCCGACCAGCGGTGCGGCATCATCGCGCAGGACTTGCAGGCCGCGGTGGCGATCTTCCGCGACAAGGTGCAGTTTGCCTACCGCAACCTGCCCGAAGAGATTCGCGAGCGCTTCCCCCTTGCGCGCGACTCCCAGTCCGAACTGCTGTTTGCCCACAACAACAGCAGCATCCGCGTGGCCGTGTCCATGCGGTCCGGCACGATCCACCGCCTGCATGTCTCCGAGTTCGGGAAGATTTGCGCCAAGTACCCGGACAAGGCGCAGGAGGTCATGACGGGCTCCATCCCGTCCGTGCCGACGAACGGCATCCTGGTGATCGAGTCGACGGCAGAGGGCCGGGAGGGCGAGTTCTTCGACATGGTCGAGACGGCCGAGAGGAACCACGCCAGCCGCAAGCTGCTGACGCCGAAGGACTACCGCTTCCACTTCTATGCTTGGTGGCAGGAGCCAAAGTACCGCCTGGACGCCCGCACCGTCGCGATCACCCGCGAAGAGCACGAGTACTTCGACATGGTCGAGGCCAAGGTATTGGCCGACATGGGCCAGGCCATCACCATCGATCCGGACCAGCGAGCCTGGTACGTGGCCACGAAGCGCGCCGACTTCAAGGGCAAGGAAGAGCGCATGTGGCAGGAATACCCCAGCTTCCCGGCTGAGGCGTTCCAGATCAGCACCGAGGGCAACTACTACGCCAAGGACATGATCGCGCTGCGCAAGCGCGGTGGCATCACGCGCGTGCCGCGGCTGGACCTGCCAGTCAACACCTTCTGGGACATTGGCCGCAGCGACGGCTGCGCGGTCTGGTTCCATCAGGAGATGCGCAGCGAAGACCGGTTCATCGACTACTACGAAGCGCACAACGAGGATCTGCGGCACTACGTCAAGGAGCTGCGCGACCGCGGCTACGTGTTTGGCCGGCACTACCTGCCGCATGACGCCAATCACCAGCGCCTGAGCGACTACAACCGCACGACGAAGGAGATGCTGGAAGACCTGCTGCCCGGCGAGACTTTCATCATCGTGCCGCGGATCACCGAACTGATCACCGGCGTACAGCAGACACGGAAGCACCTGAAGGGCGCGTACTTCGATGAGACCGGCTGCGCCAAGGGCATCACCCGCATCGAGGGCTACCGGAAGAAATTTAGCCGCGCGGATAACCGCTTCATCGACCAGCCGGACAAGAGCAACGGCTGCAGCGAAGGCGCCGACGCGCTCCGGCAATGGGCACAGGCCAAGGAACTGGGCTTGCTCGAATCCACCACGAAATCTAACACCTACGTAGAAGCGGATACGCCTGACTGGCGCCTATGAGGACATCCACCATGCAAGACATCAACCGCATTCCGGCCGGCACCGAGCCCCTGTCGCAGCTCGAATACCAGGAAATCTACCGCGAGATCGATGAGCAGCCGCGGTGGCGCGGCACTGCCGACAAGGAAATGGACTATGCCGACGGCAACCAGCTTGACGGCGAGCTGCTGCGCAAGATGGCCGAGCTTGGCATTCCCCCTGCCGTGGAAGACCTGATCGGGCCGGCCCTTCTGTCGATCCAGGGCTACGAGGCGACCATTCGCAGCGACTGGCGCGTCTCGCCGAACGGCCAGCCCGGCGGGCAGGACGTGGCCGATGCCCTGAACTTCAAGTTGAACCAGGCCGAGCGCGAGTCCAAGGCTGATAGCGCGTGCAGTAAGGCGTTCCGCCCACAGATCGGATGCGGTGTCGGCTGGGTGGAGGTGGCCAAGGAGTCGGACCCGTTCAAGTATCCGTACCGCTGCACGCCGATCCACCGCAACGAGATCCACTGGGACATGAAGTGCGGCGACGACTGGTCGGCGGCCAGGTGGCTGCGTCGGCAGCGCTGGCTGACCAAGGAGCGTATCGCGCTGGTGTTCCCGGACAACGCCGAAATGATCATGTCATGCGGCACTCATGGCCCGCTGTGGTGGGCAGACCGCACGCTGAGCATGGACGGTGGCACCAGCACCGGCCTGGCCAACGCATGGAACGAGGGGCGCGCGTGGACCATGCAGGAAGACCGCTGGTTCAACCCGACCAGCAAGGAACTGTGCGTGTCGGAAATCTGGTACCGGCGCTGGGCGCGCGTGCCCATCATCCGCACGCCAGATGGCCGAGTGGTGGAGTTTGACCACGACAACCTGTCGCATAACGTCGCCGTGGCGCGCGGTCTGGCGCAGGTGGAGTACGCAACAGTCACCCGGGTGCGTCGCGCCTACTGGCTGGGCCCGCATCAACTGCACGACGGCCCGTCGCCATATAGCCACCGCCATTTCCCATACGTCCCATTCTTCGGGTTCCGCGAGGACAACACCGGCGTGCCGTACGGCTTTGTCCGCGGCATGAAGTACGCGCAGGACAGCCTGAACAGCGGCAACAGCAAGCTGCGCTGGGGTATGAGCGTCACCCGCATTGAGCGCACCAAGGGCGCCGTGGCCATGACCGACGCACAACTGCGCCGGCAGGTGGCGCGGCCGGATGCCGATATCGTGCTGGACGCCGCACACATGGCCCAGCAGGGCGCCAAGTTCGAGGTGAAGCGCGACTACCAGCTCACCGAGCAGCACTTTCAGATGCTGAACGACAACCGCCAGACCATCGAGCGGGTTTCGAGCATCACCAGCGGCTTTGTGGGGCGACAGGGCACAGCGAAGTCCGGCGTCCAGGAGCAGACCCAGGTCGAGCAGTCGAACCAGAGCCTGTCGATCCCCATGGACAACTTCCGCGGTGGCCGTACGCTGGTCGGCGAACTGCTGCTGTCGCTGATTATCGCCGACATGGGCACGGCGCGGCACGAGGTCATCATCGAGGGCGATGCGGTCAAGGCAGATCGCACGGTGGTGATCAACGCGCCGGAGGTCGACCCGGCTACCGGCATTGCCTACCTGTCGAACGACCTGCAGCGCACCCGCCTGAAGGTGGCCGTGGACGACGTCCCGAGTACCAACAGCTACCGCGGCCAGCAGCTCAACGCCATGTCGGAGGCCGTCAAGAGCATGCCGCCGGAATATCAGGCCGCCGTGCTGCCGTTCCTGGTCAGCCTCATGGACGTGCCATTCAAGCGCGACGTGGTGGAAGCCATCCGCAGCGTGCAGACGCAGGCCACGCCGGAGCAGCAGGCGGAGGCCATCAAGAAGGCTGTGGCCGATGCCCTGGCCAAGGCCGGCAATGACATCAAGATACGCGAACTCGAGCTGAAGGAGCGCAAGGCCAACAGCGAAATCAAGCAGATCGATGCGACGTCCGTGCAGATCGGGGTGCAGGCGGCATTCAGCGCGATGCAGGCAGGTGCGCAGATCGCACAGATGCCGATGATTGCCCCGATCGCTGATGCCGTCATGCAGGGCGCCGGATACCAGCGGCCCAACCCCATGGGCGACGACCCGAACTTCCCGGTGGCGACGCAGACGGCGGCCATGAACATCAAGTCGCCGTACATCCAGGGCCAGGGCCCGGCCGGTGCCGGCGCCCCGGAGGATGCCAACGCCGCGGAAGAGGCAGGCGAGGCCACGCCCGTGCATCGGAACACCAGTCCGACATTCCCGCCGGTGCCTACCGACGCGCCGACCGCCCAACGCGGCATCGAGACGCCGCGCACGGACGACAACCTTCCGGGTGAGCATTGAGCGCCCGCTGACGCCAGGGCCTACACACCGCATTGTCCCTCAGCCCTGCAGGTCACCCCTGTAGGGCTTTCTGTTTGTGCGTGCCATTCGCACACTCCGGCCAAGCCAATGCGCACTCGTGCGCAGGCGATGGGCGGAGAAATCCGCATTGCTGACGACCCCTGCGGCCACGGCGATATGTGGCGGGACACAGGCATGACCACTACCGACCAACAAAACGAGTTTATCCAGTCGCTGAACGGCGACCTTTCCCCCACGCAGGCCGCTCAACTCTTGGAGATGAGCGGGCAGGGCGATACCGGCGCTACGTCGTCGGAACTGGCAGCGCAGCCCGGCGCCGCCCCTGTGCCGGCGGCAGGTTCGGCCCAAGGCGATGCCGGCACGACCGGCGCGAATGACAGTGCCACGGCAGCAACGGCCGCCACTCCCGCAGCAGCACCGGCAGCAACGCCGGCCGCCGCCGCGAACGAGTTGAACGCCGGCAACGCCGTGATTCTGGCGAAGGACGGAAAGCACACCATCAGCTACGACAAGCTGGTGGAGGCGCGAGAAGGCGAGAAGCACTGGAAGGCCCAGGCTGAAGCCGCGCAGACCCAGCTTGCCGAGTTGCAGGCACAGGCCAAGGCGCGCGCGGATGCTGGTCAGACGCCCACTCAGACCGACGCCCAGGTGGCGGCCGCGCAAGCAGCCATCGACCAGGGCATCGATCCGGGCATCTTCGGCGACTTCAGCGAAGAGGATCTGGCCAAGGGCATTCAGACGCTTGTCAATGCGAAGGTGGCCCAACAGGTCGATGCCATCGTGGCGCAGAAGCTGGCACCCATCCAGCAGAAGCACGCGACGGATGCGACCCAGACCCACTACGCGGCCATCTACGAAGCGCACCCGGATGCCGACTCCCTTGCGGAAAGCAAGGAGCTGGCGGACTGGATCAACACGCAACCGTCTTTCGTCCGCGATGGCTACAGCACGGTGCTCCAGAAGGGCTCCACGCAACAGGTCATCGAACTGTTCAGCGCGTTCAAGCAGGCAACTGGAACGACTCAAAGCGCCGGCGCTGGCGCGGCCACGGGCGGCACCGAACAGGTGGACCCCGCGGCCGTGAAGGCGGCGGCCCAAGCGGCTATTGCCAACGCCCCGACGCGGGTTCCGGCGAGCCTCACCGATCTCCCTGGTGGGCGCCCGGCCGGTCTTTCGCGGGACGAACAAATGGCCGACATGAACGGACGCGAACTGCTCGATGCCATGCAAGGCGGGAACATGTCCCCCGAGCAGATCGACCGGTTCCTCAACACGCTGTGATCCGATAAGAGGGCTCTATGACTGCGACCAAGACGCACGCCAGCTACGGCGATAAGACAAACATGGTGCAACAGGCCGTTGGCCTGTTCGCCACCCACATGCAGCGTAACAGCACGCTGAACCGGCTGACCGGCAAGATGCCGGCTGGTATCGCCGGTGCAGAAGCAACGCTGCGCAAACAGACCACGCAGCACATGCCCATCGTGCGCTGCCAGGATCTGTCGAAGGGCAAGGGCGACGAGGTGACCTTTCACCTGCTGAACCCGATCGGCGCCAAGCCGATCATGGGCAGCCGCTATGCGGAAGGCCGCGGTACGGGTCTGAGCATTACGGAAGACAAGCTGCGCGTGAACCAGGCCCGCTTCCCGCTGGATCTGGGCGACGCCATGACGTCGATCCGCACGCCCGTGGAATTCCGCCAGCTTGGCCGCCCCGCCGCGCAGAACCTGATGGATCGCTACGTCGATCAGTCGCTGCTCGTGCATATGGCCGGCGCCCGCGGCTTCCACAACAACATCGAATGGGTGGTGCCGACCGAGGCAGATGCCGACTTTGGCGAAATCATGGTCAACCCGGTGCTGGCTCCGTCGAAGAACCGCCACTTCATCGCCGACGGCGATGCGGTGACCGGCTTCAAGGTGAACGGCGGCGAAGTCGACATCCAGTCCACCGACATCTTCAAGATGGACACGGTGGACTCGATGCGCACGGTGCTCGATCAGATCCCGCTGCCGCCCCCGATCGTGCAATTCGAGGGTGATAAGGCTGCCACCGACTCGCCGCTGCGCGTTTGGATGATGTCGCCTGCGCAGTACAACAAGTTCGCGTCGGACCCGAGCTTCCGCCAACTCCAGGCGTCGGCAATGGCACGTGCGAGCCAAGCCGGGCAGCACCCGCTGTTCCTGGGCGAGGCCGGTCTGTGGAACGGATTCCTGCTGATCAAGATGCCGCGGGCGATCCGCTTCTACGCGGGCGACGTCATCCGCTACTGCGGTAGCGCGGGCAGCGAGACCGAATCGACCGCGACGGTGCCGGCCAGCTTCGGCACGCAGTTCGCCGTCGACCGCTCGGTGATTCTCGGTGGCCAGGCGATCGCCGAAGCACTGGCCAGTTCCGACAAGTCGGGCATCCCGTTTTTCTGGTCGGAAAAGGAACTGGACCACGGCGACAAGGTGGAACTGCTGATCGGCGCGATTCGCGGCGTATCGAAGGTTCGCTTCGAAGTCGACACCGGCATGGGCAAGGAAATCACCGACTACGGCGTGACCGTGGTCGATACGGCCGTGCCCATCATCGGCGCCCGCAACTGATGGCAAGGAGCCGGCTAACGCCGGCTCCGGCTCGTCTCATTCCGATACCCGATTCACAGGAGGCCATATGGCTATCGTGACCCTCAATCAGTTCCAGAAGCGCCAGTTCGGCGGCTTCTCTCCCTTCGGCAACGTCACCTCGCTGGCGTTTGCGTTGCTGACCAACGCCGCTGGTGCTGTGCAGAACTCCGATGCTGCCGGCGCTCTCGCTTCGGGCGACGTGGTCGATCTCGGCCCGCTCCCCGAAGGTATGCGCCTGGAAGACGCATCGGTCTTCGTGACCACTGGCATGACCGCCACCATCACCGGCTCGCTCGGCTTCAAGTACGAGGACGGTGTGGATAGCGCGGCCGTCCCGCAGGACGCTGCCTACTTCGGTTCGGGGATCGACCTGGCTGCAACCGGCCGCAAGCGTGCCACCGGCTCCAAGCTGGTGACGCTTCCGAAGCCGGCTCGGCTGATCCTGACCACCGCGGTGGCAGCGAACGCCAAGGCCAGCGACATCAAGGTGCTGGTCACCGGCGAACTGTGCGGTAACCGCTAATAGCGGGCGCCATCCGGGCAGGCGGCCACTGTGCTGCCTGCCCTGTCACGCAGGAAGTAGGACACCCCAATGAAAGCCATCCTCATTGCATCCATCGCGCACGCCATCAACGCGGCTTACTGCGCATCCATCGGTGACCAAGTCATGCCGCCTTGGGAAGAGTGCCCCGAGTCGCATCAGCAGGGTCTGCTGCGCGGCGTCGAGATGCACATCGCCAACCCTGACACCACCCCCGAGCAGGCGCACGAAGCCTGGCTGAAGGAAAAGCAGGAGCAGGGCTGGGTGTACGGCGAGGTGAAGGACGCCGAGAAGAAGACGCACCCGTGCATCCGCCCTTATGCCGAGCTGCCGCAGGAGCAGAAGTCCAAGGACTACCTGTTCCGATCCGTGGTGCATGCGCTGAAGGACATCCCCGACGCCGATGAAGCCGTCGAGGCATTCCGCGCCAACCTGCCGCCGCCGGTGGAGCATGCCATACCGACCGGCGAACTTGCTGCCATGGCCCTGGGCATCGGCGTGGGCGTGAAATACATCGGCCGCCGCCCCGACTGGAGCGACCGCATGTACAACACCGGTCTGGTCTTCGCCACGGACCAGGTTCGAGCGCTCCCGGAAGCGATCGCGCGCAAGCTGCTCCGGCATGCCGACCTGTTCGAGCGCGCCGATGTCGCGGCTGTTCGGGCCACGGGCACCGACGCCATCGGCACGGACACGGACACTGCGGAGTTGCTGGAGCAGGGCAAGCAGCAGCAGCAACGGCAAGAGCGCGATCTGAATCAGATCCAGGACATGTACGACCAGATCGACCGAATGGACAAGGCCGGCCTGGTCGAGTTCGCCAAGGTGAACTACCGGCAGGACTTGAACAAGAGCGCCACCAAGGAAGTCCTGCGCACGCAGGTGAAGGGCTTCGTTGACCAGTTCGGGGTCGTATGACGCTGGCCGAGCTGATCCGCCGGGTACGGGTTGACGGGAATGACAAGGTCGCCCCGTACTTCTGGGCAGACGCGGACATCACCGCCTGGCTGAACGACGCCGTGGCGGAAGCCGCGCTGCGCGGTCGCCTCATGCACGAGAGCGACGATGCCGCCGTTTGCCAGATCGCGGTGGAGGCGGAGCGCTCGGCCTACCCCTTGCATGAAGCGCTGTTCGAGCTGACCTATGTCGGTTTCCTCGACGCAGGCACCTACCGGCCGCGCACTATCCGCCTCGTATCCACCGAGTGGCTGGACGCGAGTATCCGCGAATGGCGCACGTCGCGCGGCTATCCGCAGTACGCCATCCAGTCGGACAAAGGCCTGCGCTTGGTGCCGCGGCCGTCGGAGCCCGGCAAGCTGGTCCTCGAGGGCTACCGCCTACCGCTGGCGGCGATGAAGCTGGCCGACAAGGACACGGCTGAACCGGAGATTGCGGCCGCTCACCACCCGCATCTGGTGCATTGGGCGCTGCATCGGGGCTTCAGTATTCCCGACATGGAGAGCTTCGACCCCAACCGCGCTGCGGCCGCCGAAGACGAGTTCACCCGCTACTTCGGGATCCGGCCGGATTCTGACATGCGGCGCATCACCCGTGAAGACGTCCCCCAGCACGTGGAGGCCTTCTGGCCATGAGCAAGATGATTGTTGACCTCAAGGTCGGCGAGTCGCTGCTGATCGGCGGCACGGCCGTGCGGCTGGAGAAGAAGTCCGGCCAGCTTGCACGCCTCGTGATCGAGGCAGAGCAGGGCATCAAGATCAAGACACCGGCGCGCATGAGTGCGTCTCCAACCGAAAAGACGGAGAACACACGTGGCTAACACACTCTACGACTACGCACGCCAGCGTTTCCTCGAGGCGCAGATCAACTGGATGACCGACACCATCAAGGTACTGCTGGTCAGCACCGGCGCCTATACGCCGCAGACGTCTGTGCACCAGTATCTGGCCGACATCCCCATCTCCGCGCGTATCGCCGGCCCCGTCACGCTGACCAGCAAGACGACCACAGGCGGTGCGGCAGATGCGGCCGATGTAACGTTCACCAGCGTGACCGGCCAGAGCATCCAGGCCATCGTCATTTTCAGGGACACCGGCACCGAGGCCACCAGCCCGCTGATCGCCTACATCGATACGGCCACAGGCCTGCCCATTACCCCGAACGGCGGCGACATCATCGTTACCTGGGATAACGGCACCAACAAGATTTTCAAGGTCTGACGGCCGACTGCGCAGGAGTGCTACTGCATGAACACCACTATCCCTGACAGCATTAACGCAAGCCTGGGCGACGACGGCGCGAAGCCGCCGCCGCTTCGGGTGGGCGTCGAGGGCTTTGTGGCCTTCGAGTCGAAACCTAACGCGCCCACGCCGGTCATTGACTGGGCACACCTCGGATGCCTGCCCGTCTTCCAGATGTTCATGGCCGAGTGCCATGCGAATGACGAAGAGCAGCCATCGCAGGCGCTGTACGACGAGTATTGCCAGTGGCATGCGGACAAGGGCTACTGGCCGAATGAAGATCCCTTAGGGAGACTGATCTAATGGCGATCAAGGTCTATCGCAACACGGACGCCGGCGCCCCAGTTCTGACTGGCTTTGCCGGCTCCCTTGTTACCGTCCTAGATGCGGTGCTGGTCAACGGCTACAACACGGTCAACGTGACCAGTATCACCCGCAGCAGCAGCACGGCCACGGTCGTCTGCGCCACCCCGCACGGCTTGAGCACGGGCGACTCAGCGACGATTTCAGGCGCCACGCAGGCGGACTACAACATTGACGCCTTGGTGACGGTGGTCGATGCAACCACCTTTACCTTTGCGGTAGCCAACGCGCCGGCGAGTCCGGCAACCGGCACGATCACTGCAAAGCGCTCGAGCGCTGGTTTCACCAAAGCCTTCAGCGGCACCAACAAGGCGGTATATCGCGCCAATGACGTTTCCGGTCTGCGCCATTGCCTGCGCGTGCTGGATGACGGTGGCACTTCCGGTGGTGGTGGTGAAGCGAGGGTGTTCGGCTACGAGACCATGACGGATGTGGATACTGGTACCGGGCTTTACCCGACCAATGCGCAGAGTTCAAACAACGGCTACTTCTGGCGCAAGTCATCGACTACCGACTCTACGGCACGCCCCTGGCTGATCGTCACCGATGGCAAGCTGATTTACTACTTCAACGATTACGCCGGCACCGCCGTCAACGGCATGGGCAATGGCTACCTTCACACCGGCGCCTTCGGCGATGTCATGTCGTACAAGCCGGGCGATGCTTATGCGTCGATCATAACTGGCAACAGCGCGACAAACCAAACCACCTCGGTGTCCAGTGGTCTGTTTAACCCGCAGACGGCGATTGCATCGCCGACCTCCTTCGCTTCGAGCATGTGCATCGCGCGGGACTACACAGCCGTGGCCGGATCGCGTTATGTCGGCCTATATGGCACTGGCCTGAGTACCGGTTGCATCGGCGCAACGGCCGCCATTAGCTACCCCCACCTGATCGACAGCGGGTTCTATCTGGCACCGATCCTTGTCACGCAGAGCAGCCCGGCCCTGATTCGCGGGCGCCTGCCGGGCGCCTACGAGCCCATGCATGGTCGTTGCTTCAACAACGGTGACACCGTCAGTAATGTCCAGGGCATGCCGGGGAAGACCTTTATGATGCTCTACGGCACTGCGGGCAGTTCGCAGGGCGCGATGATGATCGACATCACTGGCCCATGGGATAGCTGATATGGCGGCGCACCGCTACTGGCGTCTGTTCATCGCTACCACCAACGGCGCCACTCAGGTTGCCATTGGCGAGCTGTTCCTCGCAACCACTCCTGGCGGTGCATCGGTGGCCACGGGCGGAACACCTTCGGCAAGTGTTGTCTCCGGAGCCAATACGGCAGACAAGGCATTCAATGGCACTCAGTCGTCCTCTGATTACTGGCAAAGCACTGGCACGTACTCGCAGCTCAGTGCCGATGGTTTTCGACAGGGCTGCGAGTGGGTTCAGTACGACCTTGGCGCGGGAAATGCCAAGGACATCGCGGAACTTCGAATCTACTTTCCGGCAGCCGGCTTCGTCAGCATTTCCATGGCGCCTGCGCAGTTCATGCTGATGTACAGCGATGACGGCAAGACTTGGAGGATGCAACGGGCGTGGTCCAACCAGGTCTTTGCGGCAGGGGAAACCAAGACATTTGATGCCACGCCGCTGCCGGATGCTTCGATATACAACCGCCTGGTGCTCGATAAGCGCTACCGCAACAACGACAGCGCCAGACCGCAATCCGATATCAATTTCAATGCTAGGCGATTCCGTGGCATCTTCTCTGGCAGCAACTTCCTGACGCCGTGTCGCAATACTCCGTACAGCGGGCGCAAGCGCATTGCCGGCTCTACGACCGTGCTGGGCCTCCCTGCAGCGCGGATGGTTCACCTGTTCGACCAGAAACGCGGGCAGATCATTGCGACCGCCATGACCAAGGCGGACGGGCAGTTCCAGTTCACTGAGCTGGCTCCTGGCACCTATACCGTCATGGGCGTCGACCCCAGTGGCGTGCAGAACAGTGTCGTCTACGCCCATGTAACCGCAGTCGATTAAGGAGGGGCTATGGCATATACCCCTCCGGCTGGGGGCAGCGTCGGGCTCAGCTTTGCCGATGGCTACGCCCCGCCAACAGGACAGAGCACCAATCTCGAATTCGATGCCGGCTTCCTGCGGGGGCGGGTGCGTGCGGCGGGCGGCTTCGACGCCTCCGCACTGCCGGTACCTGGTGTCCGCCTGAAGTCGCGCCCGTTGGTCACCAAGGGAAGCGATACTGCACTCATTCCGCGCCCCGCGGTGGCGCTGGATATTCCGCGCATTCGTCCGGTCGGCATCGACGCTACCGCAGTAGCGGGAACGCCAGAATATGTGCGCTGGCGGCGCTTCCTGTCGCCGTCTTCCATCGAACCGCTCGCCTCCTTCTACTCGGTGGAGCGCGTGCGTCTGCCTGGTGGCTACAATTCGCCGCCCGGCGGAAGCGTCGTTGTCAACTGGTTCGCCGACCCCTACGCGCCGCCACCCGGCAGCAGCGTGCTGGTGGAGTTTGGCGCGGTTGGCTACGGCTACGTGTGGCCCGGCATGGGCGATCAGGCGCTATTTGGTCTGCCGGGCCTGGTGCAACCTACCGGTATGCGGCCAGCGGGCATCGCTCCCGGCTCCTTCGGTTTGGCCACCGTGCAGAGCACGCTCAACAACCTGCGCGTCAGTGGGTTCGATGGGCAGGCATTCGGCACCGCGGCGCTCACGAAATCGGCCACCGCACTCCTGCCAGGAGGTATAGCCGCCAGCGGCTATGGAACGGCGCTGGTCTACAACCTGCGGCAGTATCTCGTTGCCAGTGGCATCAGTTCACTGGTTGTCGGCGTTTCGTATGTCAGTGGTGGCATAAAGGCTGTCAGCGTCAGCGGCATTGCGCCGCCGCCGCTGGGTGCGGTTACCGTAGTCAACTCCAAGGCCTCGCAGACGGCGGCGCCCGCCGGGATCGCATCGCCTGTGATCATTGGCCCCACCGTGTCGCCGCGCATGCTTTACCCAAACGGCATTGCCGCGCCGGGGCTGGGTGCCGTCTTCGTGCAGCGCAACCCGACTCCGACTGGCTGGGATGCCGCGTTGTTCGGGCAGGCGAGCATCGAGTACAAGACCAAGTACCTGTTGCCGCGGGGAATAGCTGCAGTTGACTTGGGTTATCCGATTGTCTTCGACCCGACGCAGTGGGTGTTCCCGTCTTCGCCGGTCGACGTGGGGCCGTTCGGCGACTCTCGCGTCACCAACAAGTCCGTTGTCGTCAAACTCGCGGGCCTCGACGCGCTCGAGCTGTCGCCCTGGGCGCTGGTGGAGAACACCCGCCGTTACCTGCTCCTGGCTGGCTGGGATTCCCTCGCCGCTGGCGGCGGCGCCATCGCCAACAAGACGCCATCGGTGGCGCCGCAGGGCTTCGACGCGCTGGGCAAGCCGTCGAGCACGGAAACTGGTGTCGGCTTCGCGGTGCGCTCGCTGTACCTGTCGGGCATAGCATCTCCGGGCATTGGCGCCCCGACGCTGACAAAGACGCCGGAAATCTCGCCGTCCGGCTTCACCGGTGCCATTGGCTTGCCGACCGTGTGGCCGCGCGTGCGTAACGTGGCTGCGAAGGGCGCAGACAGCCAGGCGCTCGGCAGCGCCACGGTCTGGTTCCGCTATCGCTACTTGCCGGCGCAAGGGTTCGCTAGCGACAAGTACGGCTCGGGAAGGATCGACCACTCGTGGCGTGAACTGATCGCCACGGGCACGGCCATGTCGGCCTACGGCACGCCGACGGTGGACAACTCCGACCGGACTATCGCGCCGGCCAGCATTTTCGAATTCTTCGCGGCCAATCATATGGTCGGCGGCCTGCGCTTCCTGCGGCCGGTGGGTTACGACGCTGCGCAGTTCGGCTCGCGCATCATCCCGGAGGTACAGCAGGTCTACCCGCTGGGCTTCTCTGGCACCTATGGACTAGCGAGCATCCGCAACTACACCCAGCTCGTGGTGCCGCCTGGCTTCCTCACCGTGGGGAAGCAGCCTGCCGACCGCTGGGGGACGGCCAACGCCTACAACCTGGTGCAGTACATCAGCATGTACTACGACCCGGACAGTGGGCTGAATACGCCAGCTTGGCCACAGTGGACGCTGATCGAGAACCGAAACCACAATCTGCGTGCCACAGGCAACGACCTGTCACGGCCCGGGATCCCGCAGATTGACAACAAGGCCGCGCCGCTATTCCCGGAGGGTATCCGCTCGCCAGATCCGGAGGCCTTCTACAAGGCCGGCATGGTGGCGTATCGCGTGCGACGGCTGCGCTTGGATGGATTGGAGCCGCCATATATTCCGTCCTGGGCCACGGTCTACAACGATGCGTTTGTGGCCGCTCCAGCCGGCATCAGCAGCCCGGCGGCCGGCCTGCCGAAGATCGAGAACACCCGCCGCACCTTCGAGCGCATCGGTGGCTTCGATTCGGCGGTGTTCGGTTATCCGATGATCGCTGATCGCGTCCGCACGCTGTCGTTCGAGCCGCGCTATACGATCGGGCCGCCGGTGATCCAGTTGCCGGAGGTGAAGCTCTACACGCGCTATGTGGAGCCGCGCGGCGATGATCTGTCCGGCTTGGGCTGGGCGTCTCTGTCTATCCATTGGACGCTCATCACGCCGCGGTGGACTCTCCAGAATCTGTACGGCTCGCCCACGGTGTGGAACGTGACTCCCGAGCTGCATACACGGGGCAGTGCGTCCGACGAGTTCGGTGACACGTTCGTGCGGCTGCAATGGCGTCCGGTGCAGCCGGATGGCGCTTTGACCCAGGAATTTGGCAAAGCGGACATCGCATTCCGCGACCGCAGCGTGACCGTCATGGGACTGCGCGCGGGGGCTTTCGGCGACAAGCTGACCGTCGTGCGCACCGGCGCGCCGCCGTATTCCACCCAGTACATTACGCTGGATGGCGAGCCGGGCAAGGACGGCTTCGGGATCCCTCCTGGCGATGATCCGCCACGGAGCCAGATGGGCTTGCCGATCATGAATCAGCAGGTCATCTACGTGAAGCAGGACGACGTGGCCACCCGCATTGGCTCACACAGCGTTACCGCAAATTCCGTTCGCGTGGAACCTGGTTACTGGGAGCTGCTGATCGGCGACCCCATGGTCTCGCTCAAGATCCGCACGCTGACCGTGCCGCCATACGACTATCAGGATGCCGACTATCAAGGCAAGCCGCGGGTTACGCCTCACACCATCTGGGCAATGACAGAGGCACCGGAACAGGCCAAGAGGAACCATCCGACCACACTACCGTTGCACCCAATTGATGGCTACGGGCGCACGCCAGGAGCAATCCTCGGCAACGTCACTGTGACGAACCAGAATCGAAGGCTGCAAGCCACGGGAACCTATTTCACCAGTTTCGGAGCTTCGACGGTCCAACTTCGGAGGCACTACATCAGGCCGACCGGATTCACCAGCTTCCGAAGCGGCTGGCACATGGTGCCCGGCGATCAATACGCGGAGCAGTTCAATGGTGTGGACTCCGCAGTCTTCGGCCAGGCGAAGGTCGCTCCGCCTCCGCCTGTCGGCGCGCAGACCGCAAAGCCGTTGGGGATCGTGCCTCCTGCGATAGACAAGCAGGCAGTCGATTTCTTCAACCGCACTGTGAAGCCGTCCGGCTTCGATTCCGCTGCACTGGGGACACGCAAGGGCGGTGATACCCCGTACATGTGGCAGGGCCTGCGCGTCGGCCCGCTGATGCCGACTATCCCCACTGGCTTAGCGAGCCAAGCGGTGGCGCAGCCGTGGGTATCGTTCCGGGTGCGCGAGGCGAAAGTATCCGGCTTCGATGCGTTCCTGTGCGAGTACCAGCTCGAGGCCTTCGACAAGCGGTTGCGCGTCAAGCGTGTCGACCCGCCACGCGCGTCACGCTCGATTACCCCTGTAGGGATTCTCGGTTTCAGCTCGTCGGCTTCTGATGTTAAACCTGGCGTTCGCTTCATCCGTCCGGATGGCAACGCGGACCAGTATCGAAAGGGCGCCTTCTGATGGCCACCACAAAACTGACGCCGCTCGCCGGCATGAATACCGTAGCGGAGGACGCCGCGCTGATGATCGGCGGGGACGACCCGCGCCTGTACCTGCGTGATGCCGTGAACGTCGATATCTCGCCGGCGGGCAGGGCTTCACTTCGGGGCGGCCGAGAGCGCGTCACGAGCATCCCATACCGGAACCTGTGGCAGAGCCCCTTGCATCGTGACACGTTCGGCACGCTGGGCGACCAGTGGGTGAAGGTACACCCAACCGCATGGACGCACGAGCCGCTGGCCAGGGTAGGTGAGGGCGATGTGTCGCATGAGGTGCTGAACAACCTGGTGGCGGCCGCGACGCCGGCCGGTATCTTCACGTTCGACGGCAGCAGCACCCAGCGCTTGACCATCGACACGCCAGCTCCGCCACTGGTGCTGGCCGGCGACGGCTCGCTCAGCGCCGGCACCTACGGCGCTGCGGTTGCCTGGCTGCGCGGCCAGCAGGAATCGGCTCCCTCCGCTATCGCGTTCACCGAGGTGCGCGAGGCGGGCGGTCTGTCGGTCTCCCTGCCGCTGTGCCTGGACGGCAGCGTAACGGGTGCGCGCCTATACCTGACGCGGCAGAACGGCGGCGAGCTGCTGCGGGCTGGCGACTACCCAGTCGGCTCGACGGCGATTCCCGTGCCGCTCTTGCCCGAACTGGGGAGGGCCGCGCAGTTCCGCCACCTGTCGCCGATGCCGACCGGCAAGTACCTGAAGTACTGGCGCGGCCGTCTGCTCACGGCGCGCGCCAATGTGCTGCGCTGGTCCGAGGCACTGGCCTATCACCTGCACGACGAGAGGCATGGATTCTTGCAGATGCCTCAGCGGATCACGTTCGTGCAGCCGGTCGCGGGCGGAATCTGGGTGGGGCAGGTGGATCACGTCGCCTTCCTCGAGGGCACCGATCCGGGCGGTCTCCGCATCTCGCGCAAGGCCTCGCGCGCGCCGGTGCCCGGCAGCGCCATTCTGGCGCCAGCCGAGATCGTTGGTACGAACGCCTCGCCGGATGGATCGCCGGTGGTGGTGTGGCTGGCGGAAAACGGCTATGTAATGGGCACCAGTGGCGGCTCGCTCGCCGAGGTACATGCCGGCGTCTTGTCGGGTATCACCGGCCAGGCGGGCACCTCTGTAGTGCTGGATCGTCGTCTGGTGACGGCAGTAATCTGAGACATCCCGGATTTCCGGGCTTTCAATCGCTGCGCAGGAGTGCGGCAAGACATAGAGGACAACTCATGACAACTCTTATCTTGCTCGCCATCGCGCTGGTCATCCTGGCGCTGCTCCCGAAAGTCAGAACCGTCTGCCGCGCGCTCTCGCTGTGGGCTATCTCCCGCGTGCTCGGCGAATCCGTCTATGCCCGTGGCGAGTATTTCGGCCGCGTCAATGGCGGCGCTTGGGTGAAGGAAGGCGACAACCTGATCGTGCTGGAGGGCTTGGCGCATATCCTCAGCGTCGCGTTGGGTGCTACGCCGAAGCCGGCGGGCTACTACCTGGCACTGTTTTCGGGCGCCGCCGCACCTGCCGCAAACTGGACCGCTGCGACTTTCGCGGCCGCCGCGTCGGAGATCGTCAGCCTGACCGAGGGCTACACCAGCCCGACGCGCCCCGTGTGGACGCCGCCTGCCAGCACTGCGACTGGCTCGATCGACAACATGGCTTCGGTCGCCACTGTCACGATTGCCACCGCAGGCTCGCTCAACGTGACCGGTGCTGCCCTGCTGACGGACAGCACGCGCGGCGGCACCACCGGCAAGCTCGTGTCAGCGACGAAATACCCGGTCGCGCGCACGTTCCAAGACGGCGATGTGTACGACATCGGCTACCGCATCAGCCTGACGGTCTAAGCCATGCAGCAGCCACGCCCCCACGGCCTGCTGGCCGTGGGCGGCGCGTTGACCGATGACGACTCGGCCGCCATCGAACTGCTCGCGCGCCGCCTCACCAATCTGCGACAGTTGTCCGGGGTGGACAGCTTGCGCATGGTGCGCGCGCTGCCAGACGGCGGGTATGCGATCGCCCAGGACATGGGCGGGACGTTTCGCGTCATCACCCACAAGCCTGAGCCAGCTCCGCCGCTTCCGCCCTTTGACGGCCTGGCCAAGGAGTACATCCCGATGCTGTTCTCCGGTGTCATCACCGCCGCGGTGGTAATGCCGGGTGAGGGCGTGCGCGTGAAGTTCTCCGATCAGACGCGTAGACGCATCGCGAACTACGCGTCTGATCACCTGCCGCCGAAGGAAGCGGCACTGCAGCGATTCCGCATCGCATACGGCAGCCAGTTTCAGGAGTTCGTGCCGCAGTTCGAGACTGTGGCCTTCTATAGCCAGTACGCCCAGCAGCGTCCTACGTGGTACTCCGGCGCGATGGCCGAAGTCATGCAAGTCGTGGGTGGATACGGTCGGCAGAACCTGGCTGACCTGCCAGACAACCAGGTCGAGCGTGCGCGGCTGGGCATCCCGGGCGAAGTAATGAAGGCCATTCGCGAGCAGATGGGTAACGTCCGGCTCCCGGGATACACCGGACTGCCCAACAAGGAGGGGCAGTTCCAGTACGACTACAAGTTCAACGCGACGAATGGCGTGGGTTTCGACGCGGACAACAAGCCGTGGCTGCTGCGCATTGGAACGGCAGGTGTGTGGGCCATGCCGCTGCCGCTGATCCCAGCTACGACGACAAAGGCGTTCCGGGAATATATGGAGAAGGTTGGCGATGAAGAGATCACCGCCATTCTTGATCGCTTTGGCGGCATGCCGTCGGGGGAATCGTTTCCCGCGAACGAGGGAGATTTTGGGGCGTGGCGCCGGGCCGGGGCCATCATCAAGGTGTGCGACGTCGCGGACTTCTACGACCACATCAGCTACACATCGGCCTGCGGATGGTCGTTCAACAGCAGCGGGGCGGCAGGCTTCAACACGTGCTACGACTACTACGATGCGGAAGGCCTGGGCTACGGGCTGGCGTACATGATGACGCTGAATCTGGCGCCGGCCGCGGCTGGTGGCAAGCTCGCTCCGCCTGCTGCGCCTGATGACCCTGTCCTCGCGCAGCGCGTTGATCGGTACATGGCCAGCCTGTACCGACTGATCTCCAGCAACACCGCAGAGAGCCTTGCCATCAAGTACAAGCTGCGCCGCGTCGACGCGAAGCAGATCCTCGAGCGCGCCACCGGCGGCGAGGTCACGCAGGCTGAAGTGGACTACTGGAACAGGCTGGAATTGGCGCCGATCGCACCGCACTCTGGCTCGGTCAAAGAGGTCGGTCGCGGCTATCTGTACCACGGCGCCAAGTTCATGTATCAACCGCAGATCAAGTATCCCGAGCCATTCGCGGGTGGCTGTGTCTCGCACGACTTCCTACCGCTGGAGAACGGTCGGTACAAGGACCACTATCCGAACTGCGACACCATCATGTTCGGCTACTACGTGGGAGACGAGCTGAAGGTGGTGAAGTACTTCCGCGAGGAACGAAGCTACCAACGCGACGTGGAGAACGATTACGAAGACTGCATGATTGTCGGGTCGTGGTCCCAGACAGAGACCGTGGGCTCCACTCAACTGCTGGGCAACTTCTACACCACGGACTTTGATGAGCGGCAGGCCATCGCGCCAACAGTCGTCACGACAAATATTGTCGGGAAGGACTTGGGCTACGACAGCAAGCCATTCTTTGGATTTGATGCGCCGTTCTGGAGGCCTGGGACGTTGTGGAGGAACCGCTATTTCTCCACCAAGACCACAGTGCATAGGACGGAAGGCCACAACCTTGTGGTAGCCATCTGCATTCCGTATCTCTGTCGCAATGCCGTGCTGCATGCCCTGAAGGAGACCATATCGGGGAGCAACACCACCGAATCACTGGGGTTGCACTCCATCCAAGATCCTTGGTCGTATCGTTACTGGACCTACGATTTCGTCATGCATTGGGCCGGTGGCCTGCCGGTCATGAAGGGCAAGCCATTTCCAAAGGACAGTTCACCAGTCTGGGTGGAAATGGAGAACTACGACCCTAGCCCATGCTCTGACTTTGCCGATCAGGGGCCGTGGATTCCGGCGTTGCCCGCTGACTTTACGTGGCTGGTCCACCCGAAGGCCAATGAATGGAATCTTTCCGGTGGCGGTGGACCGCCACCATTCAAAGGCTACAGCACGACCAAGACTGGCGACGCTACAGAGAAGGGAAACCTGCGCATCAGCATCCTCGATGATGTGGAAGTTGTTCACTCCAAGGTACCAGACATCATGTATTTCCTGGGCTCGCCTGATCCTTATGTTGGCGTCTTCTACCGCGACGCCTGCAAGGCAGTCTTCGGAAGCGTGACTTACGCAAACGTGTCGGAACTCGTGGGCGGAAGGCGCGCGCGCTGGGGATATACCAGCCTCGTGGACCACCAGTCCGCCCACCACTTCATAGGGTCGATCAATGAGTAGATACCGGGACGACACCCAGGAGACTGCCTTTGTCCGCGACACCACCTGGGTGAAGATTGCGGCAGTGGTAGAAGACTCGGCGAAGGCCACTAGCAAGCTGCTGTTCGCCTTGCTGGTGACGCACACTGAGATCGCTGTGGCGGCCGATCAGGTGCAAGACAATGCGCGCTCCCTGCTCGCGGAACGAGCGACCGTGAGCGACGCCGCGATGGGGCACCTGCGCGCCGCTGTGCTGCTGGCGGACAACGTCAAGGCTTCCGATCGCGCGATCGTCCGCCAGCGCGCGCTGCTCGCCGACACGGCCGTGGCCGCCGATAGAGTGTTCGACAAGACACGTTCGATCACCACCGAGCGTGTAGCGATCGCTGATGCCGTATTCGGGCAGCGCCGGGCTCATTCACTGGTAAGCGAAGTCATCCGTGCGCGCGACTTCACCGGCCAGTTTTCCAGGGTGCTGATCAGCGAAACCGGGGCCGCGAGCGACTGGGCCGGCGGGCGCGTGCATACCCGTCAACGGGTACTGGACGGTGCCACCGCGACCGATGAACTGCTGGATGCACACCGCGCCGTTGAGCAGGTGCCTACCGAGCGGGCCCGCGCCTTTGCTGTGGTGCTCGACCGCCTACACGCCCGCGACCTGGTGCAGGATGGCGCCGTGGTCGAGGACTCGATGCCGGCCGAACATGGCAGCGGCCAGGCTTGGACCGCGAATGCCGATCGCTGGGCCATGAGCCGCTACGCGCCGTTCACCTTCAACGGGCTCGCCGTCATCGACGGAGTGCTCTACGGTACGACCGACGACGGCGTCTACGCGCTCTCGGCCGGCAGCGAGGCGATCGAGGCGCGGATGGTGACCGGAAAGGTGGACGTGGGGAAGGGCGTGCTGGTGCATCCAGTCGCGGCCTACCTCGAGTATGAGCTGGACGCCGATGGCGCGGCCACCATGGACGTGAGCACCACGCAGAGCGGCGCTACCGAGACCTACAGCTACGCGCTTGAGTCTGAGCCAGCCGCCGAGCTGACGAACGATCGTATTGTCTTCGGCCGCGGCCTGCGCGGTCGGCATTTCGGCTTCACGCTGCGCTTGACCGCGCGGCACGCCTATATCAATGATCTGCGCGTCGAGTCGGCGCCGACGAAAAGGAGAGTGTGATGGGCATCGCACCAGACAGCATCCTCGGCGTGGCGGTAGATACCGTCACCCAGAAAATCAGCACCCTCGACGGCATGGCGCGCACGTACAGCGCGCAACTGAGTCAGGCGCTTACCAACATCGGCTCCGTCAAGGTGGTCGACGTACCCGCGCCTACCCGGCCGGCCGCGCCGGTCGCCTTGCCGCCGCCTGTGTCGCTGGACAACCAGCCGACGTTCGACGCCGCGCCGCTGGTGAAGCCAGAAGCGCCGGACGGGCTGAACATTGACGACCTGCTGAGCGGCCTTGATGTCGGTGACATGGATCCGCTGCCCGAGGCGCCGGCGCTCATCCCCATCAACATCCCCGACGCACCGGGCATGGCCACCATCCCGGCGCCGGCGCGGCCGGACATCGACACGGCGGTGCAGATTCCCGACGCACCGCTGATCGTCATGCCGGAAATGGAGACTCTGGAGCAGATCCGCCTGCCCGACTTCGTCTTCCCGGAGTTGCCGACCTTCGACGCCACGCCGCCGGATGCGCGCGGCATCACGGTGCCGAACGTGTTCATTAACTGGGCGGAGCCGGCGTATGCCTCCGAAGTGCTTGGCGACCTGCAGATCCGGGTGAAAGCGCTGATGGCCGGTGGTACGGGTCTACCGGCCGCCGTGGAGGACGCCCTTTTTGCCCGCTCCCGCGAGCGCGACAGTGCCGAGACGGAGCGCGCTGTGCAGGAGGCGGTCGACACGTGGGCCGCGCGCGACTTCAGCATGCCGCCTGGCATGCTCGCCAAGCAGGTGAACGTCGTCCGTGAGCAAGGGCGGCTGAAGGCTGCCGAGCTGAACCGCGATATTCTGGTTCAGGCCGCGACGTGGGAGATTGAGAACCTACGCTTTGCTGTCCAGCAGGGTCTGGCGCTCGAGCAACTGACCACGAATCTGCACGAGAACACGGCGAAGCGCCTGTTTGAGGTCGCCCGCTTCCACGCGGAAAGCCAGATAAACGTATTCAATGCGCAGGTCAGCCTGTTTAATGCGCAGAACGCGGCCTTTGAGACGCTGGCACAGGTCTACCGGACGAAGCTCGACGCGGCAATCTCTAAGCTCACGGCCTACAAGACTGCCGTGGAGGGGCAGGTGGCGCTCGGCCAGATCAACCAGCAGCGGGTCGACGTGTTCAAGGCGAAGCTGCAGGCGGTGCAGTCCAATGTCGAGGTCTACAAGGCCATGATGCAGGGAGCATCCGTCCGCGCCGAGACGATCAAGAACCAGTTCGACGCCTACCGGGCCGACGTGCAGGCCTACGCCGAGCAGATCGGCGCCGAGAAGGTGAAGTTCGACGCCTACGAGGCGCAGGTGAAGGGGGAGGCGGCCAAGGCTGGTGTGCTTGATTCGCAGGCCCGTGCCTACGCGTCGACCATTCAGGGCCTGGCGAGTAAAGCCGACATCAAGGTCAAGGGCGCGCAGATCAAGATGGAGGCCGCGCGCACGAAGGTGTCAAAGTTCCTCGCAGACGTGGACGCATACAAGGCAACGCTGCAGGCGAATCTGAGCGACGTGCAGTGCAGCACTTCCGTATTCCAGGCCAAGGTCGAGGCCTGGCGCGCGGCGGCCAGCGCGGCGGTGGCAGATGCCGAAATGCAGTCCCGCTTCGCCGACATGAACAGCCGGACCAACATCGCTTACTCGGAAATGCAGATCAGCGAGTACGCAGCGAAGATGCAGAACGCGATCCAGCAGGCGCAGATTGCACTGGAGTCGGCCAAGGCACTGGGTCAATACACAGCCCAGCTCGCCGCCGGGGCATTGTCTGCCGCGCACGTGTCCGCCAACATCAGCGGTTCGGGGAGTGCCAGCTCTTCGGACAGTAGGAGCGAGAGCACGTCGACCAGCTACAACTATCAGTACTAGGAGATAGAGTCTGCGGCCCGCTGACGCGAGACCCAGTCAAGAAATTTGGTGAAATTGTCTTCGGGCTGCTCTGATTGCTTGTAGTTATCGAGTTCCAAGGTAACACGGGCTAGGAGGTCTCTCGCCAGCATCTCGATCTCGTCGCGATGCTGGCGCTCAATCTGCATCTGCTTTCGATAGTTCAGTGTTGACCATGTTCCATGAAGAACACGAGACCGTGCTGTTACGATCGATTCGATGAATGCAAAAACGGTGCGGGGATCATTTTCGCGCAGTGGGTCATTCATGGATAAACCATAAAACGATTGAAAGGTCTTTATTAATCGGTCCTTGCACCCTTTAGTGCTTTCGGCGAATAGCAATACCTCAATCGAGGTTTCTATTTTTGCGATCGCTACGGAGTCAAGTTCTTCAGATATGCCTTCATGAAACCAGTACGCTGCGTCACACCACGCCTGGTCGAGTTGGAGTAGAGTCGATTTTCCTTCAACAAAGGCTTTGACTCGATTTCCAACCGAATCAAGAACTGACTTATTCTGCTTGAGCAAATAATCGAAATACCCCGCAGAATAGGCCAAACAAGGGTCCATGCGACTGAAACTCGCCCGTAGATGGTCATCGACTCTATGGAAGTGACTGATATTCGAGGGGATGGTTCTGGCTGTGGCTCTGGCGACGTTCTTGCATTCAGAGGACGGAATGAATAGTTGCAAAGCAACGAGTGCGATGTCGATTGCTATATCCGCGTGCTCGGTTGATCGTTTGGTGTCGTATCCATCAATACTTACTTCCGCGATCCAGCGCGCATTCTGTCGTTCTGCAAACTCGAAGAGTTTGTCATATGGGAACTTCTCGAAGTCGTTTTTCGAGGAAATGGCATGAGCAGCCTGGAATTGATCGAGCGAAAGGAATCTCACCGGCCCAACACTAAAGGGCTGTGAATAATTTGGTGATATGAAGCAGGGTGTGAAGTGAGTTTTTCCGGCCGACTGGTCTGAGAACCAATTTGCAATATGTAATTCTAGATATTCGAAATTTTCGTACGGCGAATTACTGCGAATAGCATTGATTAGTTCTTGCGCGATAGCTTCTTTAAGTTTTCCGTGCTCGATGCCTTCTAGGTATTGACGGTTATCTTTGAGAAGATCATTTGCCAGTGACGTTACGGCGTCTGCTCCGGGTTTTTTGAACCCTAGTGCGTTGCCATCTATCGTAAATGTCCTTGGATAGATGATTTCGTGCTTAGAAAACCATGCGGCCACTTCAGAGAATCCATTCAGTGGAGCAGGTGGAGGGTCGGCAATTACAAAATTTTGGGCAACAGTCTTTAGAAGCTGGTTTTTTTCTTGCATTTGATGATCCCATTTGTTCAAGGTGCCTATGACTTGAGCGTTCTGCAGTTATCCAAAACGGAATGGCCTGAAGGCTGTGGTCTGTCGCATCCGAGCAGGAACCTCATAAATAGCGATGTTTGGGACACGGCCATAATCGACCGTCGAACCATTTGCCAATAGGCGGATTATATGATGCGACCCCTGTAGGGCTGGCACAAAAAAAGGGACGGAAGCAATCGCGCGGTCGAAAAATAGATTAGCATGCACTCGGCGAGGCTGCTGGGTCGCGTCAAGAGTGTGAATGATTTTCCTTTGCCTTCAGCCGTTCTCGAAGGCGCTTGTTCCAATCCGCCCCATCTATTCCAGAGTGAATGCGCCTGTGACAGTTAGGGCAGATTGCTCCCACCCACGCTGGATGATCTGGTCCTTCATCCGCTAGTCGGGTGGTATGGTGGGGTTCCAAATAGGCATTGCCATCCTTCTTTAGGAAAGGGGCCGGTTGATCGCAAGCCTCGCAAACACCTTCGGATCGCGCGAGTACATAGTCACGTACGGCGGCGCTTCGTTCATACCATGACCGCTTGGCGTCGCTCGCTTTCGAGATCGGTCCGTGATCTTGCGATGCATCGTATGCCGCTCGCCTAAGCTCTTCGAGTGACAGAGCCTTGATAGAGCGAGGAACCGCAACGGTAGCTTCAGATTCTGTGGCTGCAGTCTCCACCGGGATCAAATTGAAAACGATCAGCTTGCGCGACTTCTTCGCCTTGTCGATGCCACTGATCTGATCCCATGAGGCGCATTCAAATAAACCGGTGTAGCGGACCCCCTTTCCTTTCCCAAGATCCTCAAACAACAGTAGATCTTTGCCATTCTTCCTGTGGTTGCGGATGGCCTCATTCCCAGCCGTAAACGTCATATCGTCGGACTGGCCCTCACCCGTGTACCGAAAGATACCGTTGTCAATCCACCCATCACTATATCCGTAGGCCTTTCCGCTATCACCGGTGAAAATGAAGATGACAGGGAATTCTCGCGGTGTCCAAATGCCCCTCTGAAGCTGGCCACCGTATCGCTCGAGCAAATTTTTCCTGAAGTACGTCGTCCCCTTAACAAGACTGGCGATCGGATGGGGAGTCTCTTTGACAGGAAAGCCCAGCCGGTGGAGGGTGGGAACTACGGTTGCGGCTCCGCCGGAGAAGTCCCTTGCCTTCAAGGCAGTGCCATGCTGCTTACCGTAGGCAACGCCGACAATGGCTTTGGAGTCGTAAGTCTTCCCGTTATGGTGTAGGGGGTAAAGGCGCGAAAATTTATAGCCGTAGTGTTTGAGAAAGCTATCGCGACCAAGTTGGTCACATTCAGCCATTGCAGCACTTACAGCGTCTCGCGATGTGAGTAGAGATAGCTTGGTGGACATCAACTCTCCTGAAGCGCAGGGATCCCAATAGAGAAGCCGGATTATACGGTGCCACCCCTGTAGGGCTGGCCCTTCGGAATTGAGCCTCGGAGTATCGCCAGATATTCAGTTGCACTTCTTCGAGGGGCATCCCATGCACGGATTCAAGAAGGGCGCCAAACCGCCCAAGGCGCAGAACTATGCCGGCGGCGGCGAGGTCGAGGGGCCAGGCACGAGTACGTCTGATGATGTACAGGCCACGGTCCCCAACGGCAGCTATGTCATGCCGGCCGACTCCACCGAGCAGATCGGTAGTGACAAGCTGGCCACGATGGGGAAGGGCGCTCCGGTCGACGTGAATCTCAGCAATGGGGAAAACGTCCTGCCGCCCGAGCAGGTGCATGCCATCGGCGTCCAGGCGCTCGACGCCATGAAGGGCGCCACCCATATGCCGGCAGGCACCACGGGACTTGGCTTCAATCCGCCGCAGCCCCAGACGGGCGGTAAGCCTGAACTGTTTTTCGCTGACGGCGGCGTGGTCGAAGATCCCAAGAAGGTGCGCGGTCTCACTGGCGTGCCCGTTGCGCCTGCCGTCAATCCGACGGTGGCCGCCGCGCTGTCGCAGCCGGTCACGACCTACCCGACGGATCCCCGCGCATCGACTGCGGCTCCAGCCGCTAGCGCACCGCAGGTGGCTACCCGCAGCGCGCCTTCCACTCCTTCGCCATCGCCGCAGGCCGCGGCCTCGCAATCGTCCGTCGGCTTCGTTCCTCAGATGCGGACGGAAGGATCTGGCTGGCGCACGGATTCGGTGCTCCGCGGAACCGGCGATGACGTGGCCAGCCAATGGGGCAACGGCGAATACGCGCGCGGCTTGGGCACGCTGGTTCGCGGGACGGCGGCCGCGGTGCCGGCGGCGCTCGCTGATGCCAGCGACGACCTGTACAACGTGGCCGGTCGGCCGCTGATGAACTTCGCCGGCGGGCTGCTCGGCTTTGACCAGCAGTCCGCCGCGGCGCAGGCACCTGCGCCCAAGGCAGCCCCAGCCAGCGTAGCGCCATCGGCGGCGCGCGCCGGCACGACGGCGCCGGTGACAGCCCAGCCTGCCAACGCTTCGCCAAGCGCGCCAACGCCGGCGACGGCACCGGCGCAGACCGGAAACGCGTTCTCTCCCACCGGTATCGCTGGTGTCGTCGGAAAGCGCGAGGCAAATGGCACCTACTCGTTCACCAACGACGCGAACACCGTAGCCGGAGCGACTGGCGAAAACCTCGGATTCAAGGGAGGCGGCGGGACGGTCAGCACCGTTCCGGCAATGACCGCGAGTGCCACCGGCCCGTCCGTCGGCTTTGCTCCGGACGGTGTCCCCGCGTACATCGATGTTGGCCGCAATGACGAGGCGCGCAATAGGGCGCTGGCCGCCGCATCGACTCCCTATCGCGGCTCCCCGAATGGTCAGCTCACCGCAAGCCAACTGCGGGTGCTGGCCGGTCTGCAGGAGAACGACGACAGGACGGCGCTTGCCCGCGAGCAAAACGCCTCGGGCATCGCGCGCGAGGAAATGCAACAGCAGGGCGCCAACCAGCGCGCCGCTGTGCAGGAGATTGGCCAGAACGCACGCTTTGCCGCCAGCAACGCGCTGGATCAGCAACGCACCGCCGCCGATGTCGAAGCGCGCGGCTTCCAGACCCGCAGTGCTCAGCGGATTGAGAAGCTGTACCAACAGTACGACGCAGCGAAGCCAGAAGAGCGCGGCGCCATTGCGGAGCAGATCCGCGTGCTGACCGGCAAAGAAGCCCCAAATCGTTTCACCGTTGTGCCCGGTGGCCAGGAATACGAACCGCAAGCCATGTCGGTGGTCACGCGTCCTTCGCGGGTTCTCAACAATCAGACCGGCCAGTTCATGGACCAGTCGACCGCTTCGGCCACGCCGAGCGCCCCTCAGATTGGCAGCGTGCGCGCTGGCTACAAGTTCAAGGGCGGTAATCCCGCCGATCAGAAGAATTGGGAGAAGGTTTAATGTCCGATCAAAAGCCGTGGGAAGACTTCGCTCAGCAGCCGTCCGGTAGCGCCGCACCGAAGCCCTGGGAGGAATTCGGCGGCACCACCAAGCCAGAGGAAAAGGGCGTGCTGGGCCACGCTCGCGACTTCGGCTTGTCCGTTGCTCAGGGCGTTATTGGCGTTCCCGAAGCGGTGGTCGGTCTCGCCGATATCGCTGCCGGCGGCCAGGTCGGCAAGTTCCTGGAGAACCAGGACGGCGCCATTGGATTCCGGCCCAAGCAGGCCCGGGAATACCTTGGCTCGCTGATGACGGACGCCTCCAAGCAACAGCAGCAAGACTTCCAGAATGCGGATGGAGTGATCGACAAGGCAAAGGTCGCGCTTTCGAATCCTTCGCTCATCACCAACACGGTCGGGCAGTCGCTGCCGCTCATGGGAGCGGGTGGTGTCGCCGGCCGCGCGGTGACCATGGTTCCGCGCATCGGCGGAGCGGTGGCTGGCGCGATCGGAGAAGGCATCGCAGGTGCGGGCTCCGCTGCAGAGCAGATCCGCCAGGAGACCGACGATGGTCTGCTGACGGGCAAGCAAGCCGGTCTCGCGGCCGCATCCGGTGCGGGCACGGCGCTGTTTGGCGCGGTGGCCGGGAAGGTGGCGCAGCGCCTGGGCATCGGCGATATCGACACCATACTGGCCACCGGCGGCCCGACAGCAGTTGCGGCGACCGCGCGCACGGCTTCGAAGAGCCTGCCGCGGAAGGCTCTCGAGGGCGCGATCTCCGAGGGCTTCCTTGAAGAGCTGCCGCAGTCGCTGTCCGAGCAGGTCATGCAGAACTTGGCGCTGGACAAGCCATGGACTGAAGGCCTCAGCGATCAGGCAGTAATGGGCGTGCTGTCCGGTGGCCTGATGGGCGGCCTCGCCGGGCCGATTCATGGCAGCGCCCCCGATGCGAAATCTGCGCCGGCCGTGGCACCCACGCAGAACGAGCAGCAGCGCCCGGTTGCTTTGCTGCCGGCGCCTGTCTATGACGTGGGGGCCGACGGCGTCGTGCGGACCACGGATGACCGAAACACCGCGCTCGACCGGACACGCCGTGGCGAATTCACCGACGTGACTGCGACGCCGGCGGAGCCGACGATTGCCGAACAACCGCCGCCGCAACTGCCGGCACCCGTCTACCAGGCGGGCGCCGACGGCGTAGTGCGCACGACGGCCGATCTCAACAATGCCACCCAGGCCGCGGCGCAAGCCCGAGCCGATCGTTTGGACCGCATCCGCCGCGGCGATATTCTCGACGTGACGCCGATCGAGGGCGCGCCGTCGGCATCCGAGCAGATGGGCCTGAACCCCGCGGCCGGGCCGATGTCCACTGCGGCGGCGCTTGCCGTCGACAACGGGGCGAGCCAGCACATGGCGCAGCAGGCCGCGCTTCAGCAGGCTGCGGACGCTGGCCAGCAACAGGGCAAGCCCGCGAATGGCAAGCAGGTAGATCCCGAAACAGGCGAGATCACTGGGGCACAAGGCAGCCTGCTGGCCAACGATCCGGCCACCGAGTTGCAGGGCCGCCTGCACTTCATCCAACAGACTGCGCGCGCTAATGGCTGGGACATGCGCCTGATCGCAGAGCGCGACCGCGTGCAGGCCGAACTGGCAAAGCTCCAGCCGCAGCAGACCCAGCCGCCGGCCGCCGCGCGACAGGCGCCGACCACCACGCCGGAAGACGCCCGGCAGGCTTCGGCTGCGCCCGCGGCAGACATCAACGCAACGCCAAACGCGCCGAAACCGGAGGCAGCACATGCGGGCGAACCCCAGCAGCAACCGCAAGCAGCGCCGCAAGTTGAAACCGCTGCGGCGCAACCGCAATCAACACCTGCCGCGGCCACGCCCGCAGTTGCTCCCGCGGACGAATCACAGCCGACCAATCTGAAAGATGCCATCGCTAAGGTGCGCGAGGGGAGGGTCGCGCAGAAGCAGGTCAAGACGCCAAAGAGCGTGCCACTGACCACGGCAAACATCGAAGGGAAGAACCTCGGGGAGGGCTGGGCCGAGTTCCACAAGGATTCGGGAACCATCGGAATCCCCCGCGCAGAAATGCCCCAGATCCGAGCAGAGCACCGCGGCGCCATGGTGAATTTCATGAACGCCAGAGGCGTGCAGCACCAGGAAGAGACGGTGCCGGCAGCGAGTCTCAAGCCGACTCAAGCGGAATTCTCGCGCGACAAGGTGGCCAAGGCCAAGGAGCGCACTGGCGGTGATCGCTCGATTTTAATTTCCCGCGATGGTCACGTCCTCGACGGACACCATCAGTGGATGGCCGCGCGCGAGAAGGGCGAAGACGTGAGGGCCATCCGTCTGGACGCGCCCATCCGCGACCTGGTGAGCATGGCGCACGAGTTCCCCAGTTCGACCGTTGAGATGAGCGATCCGGTCGCGGCTGGGACTGTGCCGCAAGCCGCCGCTTCGGAGCACATCGATGCTGCCGCCCACGAAGCCGGCCCCATGGGGCGTGTCGAAATGCCGGAAGGGGAAAGCGCGGCCGAATTCCCTATGAAGGAGGCGGCCAGCAGCTATTCGGGCATTTCCCATAGCGGCGACCAGCGCGCCAAGGCTGATGCTGAGGAATTTCAGGCCTACCAGGACGCGGCCCGCGATTCCGGCATGGCCATCGCACATAGCGACGCACAGAAGGCCGCCGTCGAGCAGGCCGCTGCCGCACTGCGTGACGACTACCTGGCGCAGTACCGCCGCCTGATGGGCGTGCGCGCCGGAACCTACAGCGGCTATGTCGCCGGCCGCTCCGGTCTGAGCAGCAAGCAGGCGGTCAATCGCAACAGCGCGTATGACCGGGCCATTGACACCTTCACCACCTGGCAGAAGGCGAACGCCGATCGCGTGCGTCAGGCAGCGCTCGACGCACGCACTGATGACGAGAAGGCCGCTGACCAGCGAGCGGCCGAAGTGGCGCGCGCCGACAAGGCCCAGCGGAAGGAGGATGGCAACCGCAGTCTGATGCGGAAGATCCTGTCGTGGACGAAGGGTGGCGACCCGGTGGCCATCACCAAGACCGCCAACCTTGCCGGCGTGAACCTTGGTCGTGATGGCTACCCGACCAGCGTCAAGCTGGTTCCGACGGACGGCAGCACGCTGACCGACGACAAGTTCGACCTCGCGGCGCTGTTCCGCGATCGCGGCATGAGCGTGCCGGAATCGAAGCGTCGGGTGCGTGAGCTGGTGGACGCCGTGCGCGCCGAGGATGCCGCGCAAGCTCAGGCTTCGCCGGCAGCACCGCAGGTGGCCACTGCGGCGCCGGCAGCCGGTTCGAAAACCCCGAGCCTGGATGCGCATGTCGACTTCATGAAGCGCGTTCGTGCTGGCGACGCGACGGCCGATGAGTTCAAGGCGGCATTTCATCTGGCCGAGGCCAGTGGCGAGGCGATCGCCGCCGAATTGGCCACCATGAAGAAGGGCGACCTGCTGCAATCTGGCGGGTTCAGCTTCTACCAACGTTTCCGCGACGAGAAGAAGGGCGCGATCGTGGAGGCCTTGGCCAGCCGCATCCTGGACGAGTACGCGCTGGGCCGCAGCTACGGCCCGAGCAGCTACGTGATGTCCGCCGCAGGGCTGGAGGCGCACCGGCAAGCCAAGGCGTCCGCACTGCGCGATCTGGTAGCCAATACCACCACGGATGACATCAAAGCACATGCTGCCGAGATCGTCGAGGCGCGCAAGGGAGTGCAGGCGCGCCGCGATGCGCAGCAGAAGGCCGTTAGCAATCCGCAGACACTTGCTGATTTCCGTCAGGCCGTCAGCTACAACGTGGAAGCCCACGGCGAGACACGGCAGCAAGCGTTCATGCGCCTGACCCCGGATCAGCGCATTCGCTACGACGAGCTGGAGGCAGAAAGCACCAAGGCCCAGCGCGAGCAGGCAAAGTCCCAGGCGAAGACCCGCGTGGCCAGCGCCGGGCAGACCACAGCCGGCGACATCATCGAGACGAAGCACACGAAACACGGCCACGACCTGTACGTGCTGCAACTGGCTGAGCGCGTGAGCCGCGAGGACTACGACACCCTCAACAGCTCGGCGAAGCGGCTGGGCGGTAGCTACAGCAGCTATCGAGGCAACGGCGCGGTTCCTGGCTTCCAGTTCCGTACCCGTGAGGCGGCTGAAGCGTTCCGCAAGCTGGTAGCCGGCGATACCGCCGAAGCGCAGGCCGTTGCCGAAGCCCGCCGCGACGCGTTCGATGACGACCGCAGCCAGTCGGCGGTGGAGCGCCTGCGCACCATGGCGGATGCACTGGACGAGCGCGCCGACGAGTCGCTGAACCGCGATCGCAAGACCAACACTGCGCGCCGCGCCCGCATGGCCAGCTCGGCGGAAGGTGCCGCGCGCGCCGACAAGGCGCTGGCCGGCACCATGAATAACTTGGCCAGCGCCATCGAGAGCGGCAAGGCCAAGTTCCTGGACGCAGTGCGGCAAAAGGTGCAGGTGGAATTTCTGGGCCGAGAGCTGCGCAACGCCAAAGATGCGCAGATTCGTGCCAAGTACCCCAGCTATGGAGAGCAGGAGAGGCACCGCGGCGAGCCGATGGACGCGGAAACCGTGGACTACGCCACATTCCCGAGCTACACGGCAATGCGCTCCGATCTGGCGAGCCTCGCTCGCCAAATGGTGGATGCCGACGGCCTGAAGAAGCTGGGCGCTCGCCTGGAGAAGGTCGCAGACGACGTGACCGAGGCGTACACCGATTGGGCAAAGCAGAATCTGCTTTCTGTCAGCCGTTTCACTCGTGGTGATCAGCTCGCCGATTTCAAGGGCCGTGAGGATGCTGAGCGCGCGATTCGCCGTTCCGGCCTCACCGGTAAGGCGATCGTGCTCCCGATCAAGCGCGGGCAGAACCGCATCATCATGGCGCCCAGCGAGGCCATGCAGCAGGGACTGTGGACCGGCGACGGCGATAAGCGCATCACTCTGTCCGGCGACTTCGGATGCGAACTGGTGCAGGCGCTGAGCCGCCGGAGCGGCAGAAAGATCACCGTGCCGTGGGCACTGGAAAGTGCGCACGACAAGCGCAAGCGCCTGGAGGGCATGGGCATTTTCACCGGCAGCGAGTACCGGTCCGCACTGCGAGAGTTCGCCGGCATCCAGGAAGCAATTGCCACCCCCGACAAGATCAAGGAGATGGAGCGGGCCATGATTGGCCGCCGTGCCGATGGTTTGGATTTCTTCCCAACCAGCGAAGCCGTCGTGGACACCATGCTGGATGCGGCCGAGATTGAATCCGGGATGTCGGTGCTGGAGCCGTCCGCAGGCATGGGACATATCGCCGACGCGATCCGTGAGAAGGCGGGCGCCGAGCCCGACGTGGTGGAGCTGTCTGGTGAACGTCGCGAGCTGCTGGAGGCGAAGGGCTACCACCTGGCAGGCAATGACTTCATGGCCATGGAGCCGCGCAAGTTCTTCACCTACGGCGATGTCTTCCGCGCGCCCGACGGCATCGTGGGCATCATGCACGGCGGGCCTGCATGGAGCGGACGCGCCAGCCTGCACGCTGTCAACGATGACGGCAGCGAAGGCCGCATGCTTGGGTGGTTCGATCGCGACGAGTTGACCGGGATCCGGCAGCGCGGTTCCTGGAGCGGATACGACCGCATCATCATGAACCCGCCATTCAGCAAGGGCCGGGACATCCAGCACGTCATGCACGCCTATGAGCTGCTGCGCCCGGGTGGCCGCCTAGTGGCGATCATGGGCGAAGGGGCGTTCTTCCACAGCAACAGTGCCGCGGAGAACTTCCGCGCTTGGCTGGACGACCTGGGCGCCACCAGCGAGAAGCTGCCGGAAGGATCGTTCTTGGACCCCGCGCTGCCGGTCAATACCGGCGTGAGCGCGCGCATGGTGGTGATCGACAAGCCCACCGTGCATGAAGCCTCTCCGGATACCACGGCCCCGACGGAAGCAGGTGAGCCTGCTGTCCAATTCTCGTTTGCCGGCCGCAAGGCCCGCGGCGCTGACTTGCATGCGTTGGTCTCGGCGCAGCAGCGGCTGATGGCTGGAGAGGCCGCGGAGACGGTGCGCCGGGAGACTGGTTGGCACCTGGGCGCGGATGGAAAATGGCGCTTCGAGATCAGCGACCACCTGGCCAGCATCGCCGTGCCGGGCAGTACGGCTCGCTCGGTCGTGGATATGGCGCGCGTCAACGCGCTGAACGATGGCCGGAGCCGCCCGTTGATTTCCGACGTTCTCGTCCATCCGCGCCTGTTTGCCGCGTACCCTCGATTGGCTCGCATCCCCATCGCCATGATGCCGGCGAACGCAGCGGCAGATGCCCGTCTGCGCCATCTGGCCACCGGCCCAGTGGTGGAAGTCCAGCCGAACATGCCCCGGGAAGCGCTCGCGTCTGCGCTCGTGCACGAGCTGCAGCACGAGATCCAGAACACGGAAGGCTTTGCCAAGGGTGGTTCCGCTGACCGCTTCAGCAGCGACTTCGACAAGACCGGTGCGGTGACATACCGGCGCCTGGCGGGTGAGGTCGAGGCCAGAAACACCCAGGCGCGCATGCGCATGACGCCCCGCCAGCGGCTCGAAATCTCCCCCGAGGAATCGGCAGACGTTCGCAGCAGTCGGGTGCTGGTGACGTTCAACGGCCGCGACATTGTCGACGGCGAGCTGCCACAAAACATCACCGGCCAGCCGATGATGGATGCGCAGAAATTGGTACGCGCCTTCGATTTGCAGTTTCCGAAGCTCGGCAAGGCGGTGCGCATGATGCTGGAGCGCGGTCGGCGCGGCATGCGCGGCGGTGTCGTGATGATCGATAGCAACGATCCCCTTCTGATCGCACATGCCTATGCCACCAAGACGGGTACCGCGCTGTCCAGTGCAATCCGACTGTTCGAGGACGATGGCCTGATCAACGGCTTCTACGATGCCAAGTCCGGGTTGACGTTCCTAGTTGGGCCGAACCTTGACTCCATCACGGCGCCGGCGGTCCTGCTGCACGAAATGACGCATGGCCAGCAGCGCCAGAAGCTGGACCAGCATGCTGCCGACATGCTGAGCAAGCGTACCAGTGTGCGAGATCGGTCCTTGCGCGAGTTTCTTGATCGCGCGGCCGGCAGGATGGCTGCCGCCGGCGAGGAAGGGAATCGCCGCGAGGCAGCAGCCTACATTGTCGAGCAGGCTGTTATCGAGGGGCGCAGCCAAGGCTTTACCACTGCTGACAACCGTTTTCTGGCGTGGGTTGACCAGACCGTCGGTCAGCGCGTTGGTGATTTCCTGCGGAGTTTCCTGGCTACCGTTCGCCAGTGGATGCTGCGCAATGGCGTAGGTCTTGGCGCGATCAGCGTGGACGATCTGGTCGGCTATGCGATGGCCGGCATGGAGCGCGCTGCTCGTGGCGACGTGCGCGGCAAGGGCGTATCGCTGAGCCAAGACGATGCCCGCAAGGCGCGAGTGCTGCAGGGTTCGCCGGTGGCGGTCCTGACCGGGAAAGAGGCGCCGATCGGCTTTGCCGCTGTGCGCGAATGGGCCACAAGCCTGTTCAAGGAGCAGGGTGGCCAGGCGCTGAATCCGGATCTGGGTGAGGTGCTGCTGGACGGGCGCGCCGTCCGCGACTCCATGGCACACGGCAAGGCGAGCCCGTACAAGTTCGCGGCGTTCGCCGCAGTCAAGGACGTGCTGGAACGCGGCGCGCTGGTGCATCAGGCGCAGTACCACAAGGGGGAGAGCTTCTACGTGTCGGCACCGGTGGTGATCGACGGGAAGGACGACATTGTGACCGTCCTGGTGCGTCGTGACTCGAACATGCAGCGCATGTATCTGCATTCCGTAGCCACAAAAGAATATCTCCTGAAGAGTCGAGTATCCGGTGCTGATACCTCAGGGGTAGAGCAGCCTTCCGGCTCGTCCAATTCAGGAGACGTAGCCAGTGTACTCCACCGGCTGCTGAATGCAAGGCTGGGTGACGAATCGGACACGGGGCCGCAGTTCAGCCGTGCCGGCCTGCGCGACATGGCGGGCCGGGCAACTCAGGAGCTGAACAAGACCTTCAGCGCCCCGGGCGGTCTGTCCTGGTGGCACAAGACCATCGGCACGATGTACAACCTGGCGCAGCGCTCGCCCGCCTTCCGTCCGGTGTTCGAATCGGCGCAGGGCTTCATTGACGATGTTTCGCACTACGCGAACGACGCCGCCGAAATGGCGCCGAAACTGCTGCCGAAGCTGGATACATGGCGCGACATTGCCAAGGCGCCGGTCAGCGCCGCGGATAACAAGGCCGTGGCCAAGCCGATTTTCGAAGGAACCTTGCTGTGGGCGCGCGACTCGGCCGGCAAGCCTGCACGCGTCGCCGACCTGGCAGAGGCCGCCGCGCGCCTCAGCACAGAAGACAAAGTCGCCATGCTGCTCGAGCAAGGCAAGATTCCTGAGGGCATGCTGCACGCCTGGCGCGGTCATTCGGACGACCAGTTCGCGAAGCTGATCGACAGCCGCTTCGAATCGCAGCTACTAAAGCCTGGCGTTGTGTGGACCGATGCCGAGTTGCGCGGCCTCTTCAATCTGAGCGACGCGCAGGTGGCGCTGTACCACGAGTTCCGCGCCGCGACCGATCGCAGCCTTGACACCATGGCGCGAGCAGACATGCTGCGCTACGCCGGGGATGACGTGAAGGAGTTGCGCGACCGAGTAATGGATGCGACTGACGTCCGCGCGGCCGCCATGATCCTGCGTGATCATCTGGCTGAGATGGCTGACGCCTGGCCCGACAGAGCCACCCACCTGATGGAACTGGCTCACGGGGTAATGGATCGGGCTGAGAAGGTGACCCAACTGCAGGCTGAGGGCTATGCACCGCTGTCCCGCTTCGGCAAGTACACGGTTGACGTGGTGGAAGAGGGTGGCGAGCGCCAGTACTTCGGTCTGTTCGAAACGCGGCGCGAGGCAAACCAGATGGCCGAACAGATGCGCGGCGCCTTCCCCGATGCTGCCGTCAACCAGGGCACGTTGTCCGAGGAAAGCTATAAGCTGTTCGCCGGCATCACGCCGGAGACGCTGGAGCTATTTGGGAACGCACTGGGGTTCGATTCCCAGGGCGATAGCGAGCGCGACCAGGCCTTCCAGGAATACCTGCGCCTGACGAAGACCAACCGCAGCGCCATGCGCCGGCTGATCCACCGCAAGGGCATTGCTGGCTACAGCGAGGACGTGGGCCGCGTACTGGCGTCCTTCATCTACAGCAACAGCCGCCAGACCGCGGCCGGCCTGCACATGGGTGACCTGTCTGAGGCCGTCGACGCAATTCCGAAAGAGCAGGGAGAACTGAAGGACGCCGCGGTGCGGCTGGCCGACTACATCAAGAACCCGCAGGAGGAAGCACAAGCAGTCCGCGGCCTGCTGTTCGCTCAGTATCTTGGCGGCTCGGTGGCATCGGCGCTGGTCAACATGACCCAGCCGGCAGCGGTTACCTTCCCGTGGCTCAGCCAGTTCGGCGGCGCTCGCAAGGCGGCTACCGAGCTTGGCCGGGCAGCCCGACAGATGGCCACGAAGGGGTTCAAGTACGAGGCTGATCTGGCGCGCGCGCTGCACGACGCCGAGGAAGACGGTACCGTCAGCCCGCAGGAAGTCCACCAGCTCATGGCGCAAGCGCGCGGCAGCGGTTCGCTGCGCGCTGGCGACGGCACCCGGGTAGGGGATGCTCGAGCACTGGGCGCCAACTCGCTGGCGCGACTGTCCGTTGCCTGGGGAAAGCTGTTCGGTGCCGCTGAGCAGGTGAACCGTCGCGTGACGTTTATTGCGGCCTACCGCATGGCGAAGGACCGCGGCATGGCGTACCCGGCAACTTTCGCGCGCCGCGCTGTCACGGAGACCCAATTCGTCTACTCGAAGGCATCCAAGATGCAGTGGGGCCGCGGCGCGGTCGGTGGCACGCTGCTGACGTTCAAGACGTACTCGATCGCCTACCTCGAGCTGATGAGCCGTCTCTGGAGTCAGGGCGAAGAAGGGTCGCAGGAACGCAAGGACGGTCGCAAGGCCGCGCTGCTGATGCTGGCGACGCTGATGCTGCTTGGTGGCGCCGGCGGCCTGCCGTTCGCAGAGGACGTGGACGACGTGGTCGACGCCATGGCACAGATTGCCGGCTACAACTTCTCGGCGAAGAGGGCAAAGCAGGAGTTCCTGGAGAGCGTGTTCGGCCGCGACATCGCATCCTTCATCGACAAGGGCATCACCGGACTGCCGGGTATGCCGCTGGACGTGTCCGGCCGCCTGGGCATGGGTAACCTGATCCCTGGCACCGGCCTGCTGACGGAGAGCAACAACCACACTCGTGACGTGCTGGAGATCGTCGGCCCGGCCGGCGACTTCGCGACGCGCATCGTGTCCGGTGCCCGCAAGGTGGCTGGCGGCGATATCGCCGGCGGGCTGCTCGAAACGGCGCCGACCGCGGTGCGCAACCTGGCCAAGGGTGCGGACATGGCGGCAACGGGCATGTACCGCGACGCGAAGGGCTACAAGGTGCTCGACACCAACACCATGGAAGCCGCGTTGAAAGCGGTCGGGTTCCAGCCTTCCAGCGTGGCCACCATCCAGGAGGCCAATGGCCTGAACCAGCAGGCCAAGGCCTTCTACAACCTGCGCGCACAAGAGATCCGCTCCATGTGGGCTCAAGGCATTTTCGAGAAGGACCAGGCGAAGGTGCAGCAGGCGCGCGACGCCGTTGCGGACTGGAACGCGAAGAACCCGGATCAGCAGATGGTGGTGCGCATGCCAGACGTCCTTCGCCGTGTGCGTGAGATGGCCAAGCCGAAGGATCAACGCATTGCCGACACGGCGCCAAAGGCGATGCGCCAACAGATGCGGGAGGACGTGGCGCGGGCGCGCGCCGATCTGTAGCGCCACCCCTGTAAGGCTTGGCCGTCCATAGTGGATGGCCAAGACTTCGGTTCCATCGACGGGGGCGCACCAGCCCCCAACTTTGGACGGAACGGGGAGCTATGTCGGATAGAGCCGATCTTGCGATTGAAGTGGTTGGCGCCTCGATGGCGAACAAGACCACGGTGGCTGGAGCACTGACAGGTGCTGCGGGCTGGCTGGCACAAATCAACTGGTTGGGCCTGATCGGTGTGCTGGTTGCCGTGCTCGGCCTGGTCGCCAACATCTATTTCCAGATTCGCCGCGATCGGCGAGAGGCCGCGGAGAGCGCAGCACGTATCGCGGCAATCAAGGGGCAATGCGATGTCGGACAGCATCCGTAAGCGCATCGTTGCTGCCGCTCTGTCGGTGAGCGTTGCCGGGCTTGGCACCTGGATGAACTCGGAAGGGTTCGCCCCCGCGCCAATGATCCCAACCAAGGGCGACGTGCCGACCATTGGGTATGGTTCCACTCGCTACGAGGACGGCCAGCCCGTCAAACTCACGGATCCGCCGATCACCAAGCAGCGCGCCGAACAGATCGCGCGCAATCTGATGTCGAAGGATGAGCAACAGTTCCGGGCCTCGCTCCCGGGCGTGAATCTCTTCCAGGAGGAATACGACATCTATCTGAACTTCGTCGGGCAGTTCGGTATCGGCAACTGGCGCACCAGCTCTATGCGCCGCGACCTGCTGGCGGGCAACTACTGGCAAGCCTGCGACGACCTTCTGAAGTGGCGTAGGCAGGACGGCCGTGACTGCTCGCTGCCAGTGAACTGGGGGCCGCAAGGCTGCAAGGGCGTTTGGACCCGACAACAGGAACGGCACGCCAAGTGCATCGCGGCGCAAGGGGGTGGGGCATGAAGGACTGGCTTTCCAGTTCGTGGAACGTGGCTGTGCTGGTGGCACTTCTCGTGCTGGCCGCCTGCACGCTGACATACCGGCACCTGTACCGCGACGCCGACAAAGCCCTCGCCGCGCTGCAGGCCCAGGTGAAGCGGCAAAACGAAGAGGCCGGCAAGAAGCTGGCCAAGCTGACCGCGGAGCGGGACTCAAAGCAGGCTGCGCTCGAAAAGTCCGCTGCCGCTCAGGAGAAAAAAGATGCTGAAGCAGAAGCTGAAATTGCTCGCCTTGGTAACGAGCTGCGCAACCGCCCTGTGCGCGTGCGACTCGTTGCCGCAGGTGGGGGCGGTGGTGGAAGCGCCCCAAGTGACGGAGCCGCCGCCGCCGGAGCTGGTACAGAAGACACCGGCCCGGCCTACGGGTTACTGGCGCCAGAGAATTCTCGACGCCTTGCAGGCGCCATAGTTGATATCGAAACGCTGAATGCCGCCTATGCGTCGTGCCGGGCCCGGCTGATCCGAGAATGATCTAGCTCGATTACCCCGGGCTCTCGGTTATATCGTACGTGTGCCTACCGTCACGATCGTGGCTGCGGATCCTTGGATTTCGTAGATAGCTGCCGCAAGCATTCGATGAATCGATCCCCGAGTTCGCGGCGACTCACGAACGAGTCTTCAGCAATTGCCCACCCAACCGATTTGTCCGGGTAGATTGCTCTCAATGTGTAGCCAAAGTCTCCAGCCTGGGCCGCATGCTTTGCGGGCTTCGCTTTGGCAAGCGGGATACGCACGCGTTCAAACTGAGTTCGCAGGCTGACAACTGCAATCCGGTACTCCGACTTTAGCTTTTCTCCCTCCCGCGCGCGCAGCGCATCCGCCCAGCGGCGGACGAATTCATACGAACCTAGAACCCAGAGTTCGGACAGAGTCAGCAGGCGATTTAAATGAACTGGGTCATTGGCGTATGGATCCTTCCCACTCTGGCCACGCGCCTCTTCGAGGAAAAGTTCTGCGTCGATTGCTGCCAACCCATGCAGTTTCGAGATTTCGTCTACCTCCGGGGTGCCGGCGAGTGCGGCATGCGACGGGCTAACCCAAAGGCCCATTCTTTCCCTGAAGACCGCGATATCGGACTCATCCAAGTTTGCCAGCATGTCCGCCCCTAGTCCTTTGTTCTTGGTGCTGGCTCGGCCAGCATGGCTTCTGCCGGCATGAGCCGAATAAAGCTGCGCGCCAATTCAGGATCTCGGCATCCCAGCCAGTTGTCCCATTCTTCACGCGGCAGGATGACGACACCGCGCTTCTCATCTCCAGGCTTGTGGAATCGCTGCATCAGCGGGTGATGGTCGGCGTTGAGTGTCGGCATCGTGAACGACACCGCGTCGTCTGGCCAGGTGCGCCACAGGCCCGCAATCGCAAATGGTTCGCCGCCCTGCAAGCCAATCTTCCATCGCACGGCTTTGCCCGTCTCCCAGTTTGGCTCGTAAAACGCAGTGGCTGGAATCAGGCAGAGCTGCCCGGCCTTCCAATGCTTAGCGAACGAACTGAGCTTGCCGATTGTTTCCATCCGCGCGTTAGCGGTTGGGTAGTACCGGACTCCTGGCGGGATCTTTGGCTTGGGCACCATGCTGAATGTGCCGAGCACTGCCTCACGTGCGCCATCGTCGGCGGCTCGAATGATCGGGGCAGCGTAATCCGGCCATGCCTCGGCCTTCCACTCGCCAGTAGGGGGGGCGACGCCGAACACATCGCGCAGGACTTGGCGCTGGACGGGGGCATAGTTCACGCACATAGAGGCGTCTCCGCTGGAGGGTGGCTCATAGTACCCGTACTTCCTCAAGCGCCAGGCACCGCAATGATCGGATTTAACGGACGTCGTAGAATCCACAAAGATCGACAGGCCTAGGGAGGTCTAAATGGATTTGGCGTCAATTTCTACTGCTTGGCAGGGCATCAAGTCGGCCAAGGAGATTTTCGGGCTGGTCGTGGATGCGAAGGTGGATGCGGCGGTGAAGGAAAAGGTCTACGAGGCGCAGGCCAAGTTGGGGAGTGTCCAGGACCTCTTGTTCTCCATGCGCGAGGAGATGTTCCAACTGCAGGAAAAGAATCGCGCTCTGCAGGACCAGCTTAGAGATGCCGATTCGTGGAAGGAGACGGCCGATCGTTACGAACTGGTTCGCACATCGGGCTCGGCCGTTGTCTATCGATTCATGGGGGATCCGGAGCACTATGCTTGTCCAAGTTGCTTCGGTAGTAAGAAGCTTCACATCCTTCAGGACACCCGAACCATCAGCGGAAAATATCGCTGTACCGGGTGCGGGTCAGATTTTCCGGTCGAACCAGCGAAACCCATCTACTAGCTTCAGAACGACCTCTGGGTGCCGTCGCCAATTCATGCCGAGCGCCGATTTGGAAGCGTCCGCCTAACCTTCTCGATCACCCGCCGGTGCTTGTCCTCGGCCTCTTCCCACGTCAGCGAGTTGTAGCACCTGGTCATGCCTCCACTGATCGTGGTGCGGAAGACCGGCGGCTCGTCGTTCTTCAGGCTGCCCCAGCCGGAGAAGTAGGTCCAGACGTCGACGGCGTACTCCGGCAGGATGTCCTTGATCTGCCAGGCCTTGCCCTCGAAGCTCTCCCAGCGCGCATGCTCGCCGTGGTCGTAGACTCGCACGGGCTGCCCGGCCTCGTCCAGGATGTAGTAACGGTCGTAGTTCGGATCGATCGGGCTGGGCTCGTATCCGGCGGCCGGAGCAGGCGGGCGAGGGGCGGCGGTCAGGCGGGGCATGGTTACAT